GTGATGTATCTGTAGAGCTATTGAAGGAGTTGGCTCGTATGATTATGTTCGGATAGTAATTATAAGTAGTAGTGCTAGAAATAGTACTACTACTATTTATTAATTTAATAAGGAGAACTTATTATGTGTACAAGATATTATTTTGTGAGCAGTAGACTTAAAGAACGTGCTGATGGAAGTCTTATGATTTCTACTAGTAAAGGTCTTAGTCATGCTAAGAGAATTGCTAAGTCTAGATTTAAGACTTATGGTTATAAAGGTAGAATAGTTAATATTCATCCTTTTAATGTTAAGACTGCTAGTATTGCTTGAAATAATAGTTAATCTAGCCGCCCCGTAGAAGATATGATAGATTAAATTCATTATCTTTGCATTGTAATTAATAATAACAGTTATGATACAAGATAATGAATTTGATTATAATGCTCAAGATATTGACGCATTCTGTACTAGTCATGATATTGATGATTATGACTTATTTGGTGAAATCATGGTTGGTGATGATGCTAGCTATGATGAACTTAGTGATAATATATTATACGAATAATTAAAACATAAGAGTATTATGAAAGAAAAAGAATTATCAGCTAATGATAAAAGACGTAGAACTACGTTACGTAAAAAGAGTATTGAAGAATTAGTAAATATTATTCTTCGTAAAGACGATGTTGAACGTAGACTTAATAAGTCTGTTGATACATTCAAGAAACTTCAAGTTGCTAATGAAAAGAGAATTGAAATTCTTAAAGATTCTCTTGATAAGAGTGAGGAGATTCAAAGTAATCAAGAAAAAACTATTGCTGCTCTTAATGCAATAATAGATAATAAAGATAAGCATATCGCTACTCTTGAAGAGCACAATAAAGCTCTTTATGGTAGAATTGATTCTCTTGAGAAAACTATTAGAGTACGCAATAAAGAAGCACGTATATTATTTGCTACTATTGTTGCTCTTATAATTAGTGTTATTATTCTATTTTTCATATAAATAAATCTGGTGTTTTACAAGTGTGTAAAAACGTATTCATAAATTTATTCAGAGTATATGCCACTATTGCTTGTGAAAGTAGTAGTGGTTTTTAATGTTTAATAAATACAATTATGGAAGAAAATGTTATAACTGGTATTGTAATTGCTGGTAATATATATAATATTATGCCTAGTGGAGTTAAATGTCCACAATGTGCTGTAAAAGACCTTTGTCTTAAAGGTAAATTAGGTAGTAAAGTGCAGTTCGACTGCGCTAGTGTTCATCTTGAAAAAGCAAGTTAATATGAATAAAGATAATAAACTTCCTGATGCTCCAAGTACTATTATTCTTAGTGATGATGTACTTGATGATATTTATTCTGATATACAGGCTGACCAGACAATTATGCTTGAACAGTCCGGTCTTTATGAATAAATTTGATTTTTATGTAATTTCCTAGGTTTTATGGCTCTCAATTAGTTTAGCTGATAAAGTTTATCGGCAAATTAATTTGAGGGCTTCATATTGCAAAATAAAATATTAAATAAAATGATAATTGTAACTCAATCTCAACTTAGGAATAAAGACACTGAAGCTATAATACTTTTACGTAATGAAATTAAAGCTAGTTTTAATACTAATGCTATTGATTACTTTACTATAAGTGCTATAGCTGAAATTCTATATAGTAAGTTTAAACATAAGAACCATGATATAATATATCATACAGTTGTTTCTTATGACGGTATTAATAAAACATTTAAAATAAGAATTAATTATGTCATCGAATAAAAGTAACAGTGAAAGAGATAAAGCATTTGCTATTGGTACTAAAATTGAGTATATGAACAAATTATATGAAGTAAGAGAAAGTAAGTATTGTTGTGATTGTTCTCTTGCTACTATTTGTTCTAGTAGTAATATATCTACTGCTAATAGAAATGATGATGTTTTACCTAGATATAAAAGAATTAATATCTTTGGTGAATGTTCAAGTCTTAGAAGACTTGACAAAAAGTCTGTAATATTTGTAGAAATTCCTAAAGATGATTCTAAAGATGATTCTAAAGATAATTCTAAAGATGATTCTAAAGATAATTCTAAAGATAATTCTAAAGATAATTCTAAAGATAAGTATTACAAGATTGAACCTTTATTTAGAGATGATAATCCTAGTAAATTAAAATCTGTAGAATTTGATTTACCTAATGGTTATGTAATTGATAAAGATAATAGCGATTTAGATAAAGGTATTATTCGTTTTAAACGTAAATGGTTAAGCTTTGAACAGATATATAATATGACTAAAGCAACTAATTATCATACTTGTCTTAGCGAAATTAAAGATTCTACAGGTGATAAAGCATGTACAGTTAGAGAGAAATTAATTGCTTTATCTAGTCTTATAGATATTGCTAGATATTTTAATGGTAACTGGGAGTATCATAATAGTGGTGATAACTGTGGTTATATAATAGCTTATGATAAAACTAAAATAACAGATGATGGTTATCAAGTTGTTCATATTAATTCTGATACAGATATGTATTTTGGTAATATTATGTTTAAAAATGAAGCTGATGCACAGTATGTGATAGATAATCCTAATTTTAGAGACATTTTAGATAATATATTTAAAGTATGAGTTTGTATAAATATAATATAACTGTTAAAGTTGATGATGAAGATGATAAGTATAATGAAATGACTATAAGACTTGGTATTAAAAATGCTATTCAACGTCATTTACGTTTTGCTAGTCTTCATCATAATAATAATGTTAAAATAGAAAGAGATTTTAAAGTATAAAATTATGGGCGACGAAGATTTATATGTAGGTAATGTTAGAAACTATTATAATACACAACGTATAATAGTTAAAGCTGATGAACATCCAGGTTTAATTTGTAGTAGTAGTATTCCTGATGGTAAAACTCAACGTAGAGAACGTAGAGCTAAAGCTATTAGAAGAAGAAAGGGTAGACTATGATACTATGTAATAGTTGTCTTTATCAGTTTGATATAAGACATTGTTGTGTGCCTGATTTTGGAGAAGTTGTACAATGTAATGGTTATGTTGATAAAAAAGACTTTTATAAACATTCTTCAAAACGTAAAGGTTATGTTATTCCTTATAACTTTCCTCTTAATACTCGTAGAGGTTTTAGAACTATATATTTTCTTATGAAATTAAGTCAGCATGATATGACTACTGTAATTAAAGATATAATTGATGTTAGACATGCTGGTATTAATTTCATACTTAATGTATGCGATAAGTTAGAAAAGGAAAATGATTGTATGCTAACTTCTCTACGGAGAGGCTAGAGTAATTAAGTTCTGCTAAGTGTAGTAATACGGCTTATGGTGCGAAACCAAGCAGAACTTCCATTGAATGTAGTGTTCAAGTAGATGATTTATTTATTAATTAAACTTTTTGTAAAATGTCAAAGAAACATGATGAAAGAAAGGATTTAAAGTGTGTATCACGTATTGCAAAGATTGATGGTAATCGTATTATCATTCCAATTAATGCAATTATTGGTATTCGTACTTGGGGAAGAATTGATTTTCTTGTCCATTATTGTGGATATGTGATTAATCGTGGTAGTAATACCATTAAGCCTTCTAATCTTAATTTTGAAGATGCTACTGTAAGTGCTAGAGAAGCTAAGAAGATTAAGAAAGAACATAAACTAACAAATAAGAAGAAATGAATGTAGATTATTCTAAGCTTAAATTTGTATTTAAGCCTAAAGCTTCTACTAAACGTAGAGCACCAACTGTACTTCCTAATAAGAAGTTAACTAAATTAGTTCCTGGTCAAGTTATTCAAGACGAACAAGGTAATTTTACTGTTCGTATTAAGTACTTTGATTATATTAATAGACTTACCAAAGATACTAATATAAGTGATGTAGGTAAAGATGGAGTAACTCTTCCTTTTACTGAAGATTCTTATGATTTAACTAAATGTGAACGTATATTCACTAGAGTTGGTCAAAGGAATAGACAATACATTAGTTTACTTCTTAGTGAAAGTGATAGAATATTCAAGAAAGCAGACCCTAATCGTTATGTACCTTTTTGTCATAACTGGATTTGTTCTTGTTGGATTGTTAGAATTGATGGTAAACTTTATGCTAAATTCAATAGAATTTTAACTCTAGTTGGTCATGATTATAATGTTAAACATTTAATAGATAATGAGGAGGATATATAATGAGTAATGTTGATGAATTTACTATAAATACTCCTAATAAAAATAGAGCTAAAAAGTTTACTTTTACTGATGGTCAAACAAAAGCTTATAATGGACTTATTAAGTTTATTAATGAACCTTATAATCCTAAAGATTTTAAGCGTGCTTTGATTGGTCCTGGTGGTACTGGTAAAACTTTTCTTCTTAAAGCTTTACTTCAAGATTGTAATATACCATTCTCTGAAATAGGATTAAGTGCTCCAAGCCATAAAGCTTGTAGAATTCTTAAAAATAGTATTAGAGGTACTCATTGTAATGTTAATACTATTCAATCTGATTTTGGTTTTAAACCTAATTATGATATTGAAAAGTTTGATATTAACAATGTTACTTTTGCTTCTTATGGTCGTATAAAGATTGAAGATTATCGTCTATATATAGTAGATGAAAGTTCTATGCTTAATCGTAGTCTTGTTACTTATATTGATAAGATGATGAAGAAGTATAGTATTAAACTTATATTATGTGGTGATGATGCCCAAATCCCGCCCGTAAATGAGAAAGATAGTTACGCTTTTAAAGGTGTTACATCTTTCAGACTTACACAGATTGTACGACAAGATGAAGATAATCCTATAAGAACTCTTACTGAACTTCTTCGTGGTGATGTTTATAATGGAACTTTTAACTTCTTAAATTACATATCTCGTAATCGTAGTAAATTTGATAATACTATGACTAAAGGATTTGTAGTTTGTAATTCTGCTCAATTTCAGCAAGAAGTTGTGAAACAATTTAGTGACGAATCAATTACTCGTAATACTGATTATGTCAAAGTTATATCTTATACTAATAAAGCTGTTTCTAATTGGAATAAATTTATTAGAGAAAGTATAATTAAAGACAGTGAAAAATCTGTTATTACTAAGAATGATTTGATTACTTCTTATGTCACTATTGTAGACCAATTTAATGATGCGATTATTCAGAATAGTGAAGATTATATTGTAAAAGAGATAGCTAACTATACTCATCCACAATATGAGCTTAAAGGTTTCATGGTTAAATTTCAAGCGGTATTTGGTGGTCAAGTTACTTCTCCATTATTTATTATAGACCATAGAGATAAGTATACTATGGCTATGTATTGTAAGATTGCTGATGATTTAATTCAACAAGCTAAGAATGCTCGTAGAGATATTCGTGCTACTAAGTGGAAAGCTTATTATAAGTTTAAAGAATCTTGTCTTCTTCTTGTTAATATTGGTAGACCTGATGGTTCTATTCTTTATTATAGAGATTTAGATTATGGTTTTGCTATTAGTAGTCATAAGTCTCAAGGCTCAACTTACAATGTAAGCATGGTAGATGTTATGGATATTGTTTATGATAAGTATGGTAGACCTTACACTAATGCTAGTGATATTAATAAGAGGCTTTATGTTGCTGTTAGTAGAGCTAAAGAAAAAGTGTATTTGAGATATGAATATTGATAATAATAGCTTTGTTAGACTAGTTCAAGTTCTTAAACAAAAAGAACAAGATGTAGCTAGAATTAAAGATACTATATCAAATGGTATTCTTGATGAAAATGATTTGAACCTTGGTGATACTGTAAAGTTAACCAAAAAAGATAATAGTCGTACTGTTATCGGTACTCTCTTAGATGCTACTATTGTTATTATTGATGATAATTATCATAAAGGTGTTGTTGTTCGTCCCGATTATATTTACGAAAGTGTTGAGTTTTCGCTGGCAGAATGGAACATCGAAGTGATACCAAATTCATCAGATGACAATTTTGTTGAGTTTTAAGCGATTTGAATAGTTTAGTCGATTAATTAATCACGAAAATTATTTGATGCTCTAAAATCGAAAATTAAAATATTAAATAAAATGTGTAATACAAGTAATATTCCTTCTTTTAAAGAACGTGTACAATGTTACATTAATAAAGAAGATGAAATAAAGAAAGATTATCAGAATCGTATGAATGCTCTTAACGACGCAGCAACTGCTGATATTCTTGCTAATTGTCCTATTAAAGTTGGTGATGTTTATGTAACTGAATCTAATAATGCTTGGGGTGTTAAACGTCAGTATTATAAAGTTGCTAAATTTGAAGCTAGCGTTGATGGTACAGTTATTGTTTATGGTTACAAACGTAAACTAGATAAAACTTGGGGCAAACGTGATAATATATTCATGTTTATTGCTTTTATACATGATAATTATGCTGTTAAGCATTATGAGAAAGTAGAAGATTATGTTGAACCTAGTAAAGATTAATTAATTAATTATGAAAAAGTGATTAATTTTAGATACTAAGTAATTATGATTCCTAAAGTATGTGAAGGTTGTCCTTTAGGTATGTTTAATACTAAGTGTAAATGTCTTAGTGGTGTTGGTAATCCAATGTCAGGTATGATTATTGTTGTACCAAATGTTGATTACAATGCTTATAAGAATAGAGGAATGACTTTTAGTAAGTATGTGGAAATAGTAAAGGAAACTATAACAACTCTTACGGGGGGTCTAGAACAACTAGACCCTTATATTGTTCCTCTTATTCGTTGTAAGCTTGATGAACGTTGTCCTGTAAATCAATATATAGCTAATAGATGTATGCTTCATACATTTGCTGATATTAGAATTAATAATATCAAGAAGATAATGCTTCTTGGTAATGCTGCTACTAATTTTGGTTTTGATATTACTAAAGGTAAAGATAAACTATATTATATAGCTCCTTATGTTTACAGTACAAATTACTCTCCTTTTATTAAGTTTATAGATGATAATAAATACGATGAATTTCGTAATCGTCTAGTTAAATGGCTTACTGCTAGTAAAGATAATAATTATAATGGAATGGAAATAATTAAATTGATAAATGATTCATAGTTTAGCTGTAGACTTAGAAGTATTTGAGAATATGATTTCATTTACTTTTGTAGATGTTAGAGATTATCTTGATAAATTTGCAGATTGTAAAGGCGCTTTAACTGATACTTTAACAGTTGAAGAAATTAAATCTAGACTTGATAGTGTAAAGAGTTGGATATTTTATATTACTGATACAGATGATTCACAGATGTTAGAGTTGATAAACTTCTTTGAGAAGATGCGTCCTATAACTAAAGATGATGGTACTGTAGACAGATATGATTTATTTGGCTATAACAATCAAGCTTATGATGATATGATGACTAGAGCATTCCTTATGTATTGGAATCGTTTTGATACTAGTAAACAACTTTGTTTATTTCTTAAAGAAGTGAATAATAAACTAATATCTCTACAAGATGATAAAGATGCTTTATGGAATGACCCTCTGCTTAATGTTATTCGTAAGTATAGATTATCTTATGTAACTGTTGATTTGTTTAAAGTTTATGCTCTTAATTCTGCTGGAGTAAATGTAGATAAAGATACTGGCGAACGTAAGAAGTATGGTAAAAGTTTAAAGCAAGTTAGTATTAATCTTAAATGGTATAATCTTCTTGATTTTAAACTACCTCCAATAGATGATGAAGAAGGTGATGTATATAGGAAAAAAGATGAATATAAAGGCATGACAAATGAACAATTAAATCATTTGTTTGTTGCTGACTTTGATAGGTATCTTATGCCTAAATATATAAAGCCTATGCTTCATTATAATAAGAATGATGTATTTCTTGTTTGTGAGATAGCTAGACAAAAGCCTGATGAGATTAAACTTAGATATAGTCTAGGTCATGCTTTTAAACTTAATCTTCTATGTAGTGCTAGAAGTAATATTGCTGATAAACTTCTTAATAAGTTCTATTCTGAACGTAGTGGACTTAAAGAAGATGCTTTTAAAAATCTTCGTACTCAACGAACTGCTTTATCATTTAAACGTATTATATTTCCTCATATTAAGTTTAAAACTAAACAACTTCAAGATTTACTTGAAGAAATGAAGAAAGTTGTAATATATAGAACTAATAAAGATAGTTTTGTACGTGAAATAGAATTTTATGGTACAACATATACTCTAGCTACTGGAGGTATTCATACTCAAGATAAGCCTGTAATACTTAAAAGTACTGATAAATATGTTTATGTTCATCATGATTATACATCCTACTACCCGAGTATAATGATTAGCTATGAAGTAGTACCTGAACATCTTAATACTAAGGTGTTTGTAAACATGGTAGATTATTTTAAACAGACGCGTGTTAAGTGTAAACATACTAAGGATGAAGATGGTTTTGTAGTTCCTGGTGTACATAATAGTCTAGCAGCTGAAGCATTAAAGATTGTAATCAATGCTATTTATGGTAAATATGGTTATGAAAATTATTGGCTTTATGATAGACTTGCACAAATGAGAGTTACTATTAATGGTCAGTTAATGACAATGACTCTTTGTGAATCTCTTGAACTTGCTGGAATACATGTTGTTAGTGCTAATACAGATGGTATCGTTATAAAGCTTCCTTATGATAAAATTGATGTTTATAATCAAATTTGTAAGGAATGGAATGAGACTAATAGAATGTCTGCTGATGATGAACATTATAAGATGCTTGTTAGTCTTAATGTAAATAACTATTTTGATATTCAAAGTAACGATAAACTTGAGTATAAAGGTTCTCTTGACCCAAAGCAGTATATCAAAGACCTTAAAAAAGGTTATGATATGCCTATTGTAGCTACTGCTGTATTTGAGTACTTTGCTCATGGTGTATCTGTAATGGAAACTCTTTGTAATCATAAAGATGTTCTTGATTTTTGTAAAACTCAAAATGTTGGTAAACAATTTGAAGTTGTTTATGAAAAAGTAGTAGATGGAAAACGTGTTGAAGTTCGTAGTCAACCTCATGTTCGTTTCTATGTATCTACTAGAGGAGTTGTGATTATGAAAGAGTATAAACTTACTGGTAAACGTAGTGTACTAGCTAGTGGAAAGCCAGTTCAAATTCTTAATTTACTTGACGATAAAGATATTAGTGAGCGTAATATAGATTATGCTTATTATTATGAAGAAGCTTATAAGATTATTAATCCTATTAAGCTTGGAATAAGTCCTAATCAGAAAGGTAATGCAAAGAATAAAACTCTTAGTGGAAAAGCTCTATTAAAAAAGAACTTTGGTATGTATAATAGTTTATTTGATAATGAAGAAGAATAATGACAGAAGAACAAGTTTATTTAAATGCTGTTGATGTTTGGAGATTAAATAAAGGAATAGGTACTTTTGTAATACCTGCTCCTTTTGATGCTCTAAGACCTCTGCTTTATATTCTTCCACAACTTTACAATAAGTCTCCTACGACTAGTGTTGTTATTATTGTGAAAGATTTTGCAGATAGAAGTAGTATTGAAAGTTATCTAACTACTTTGAATAATGAAGTATGGAATAATTCTTTTCGTACTGTAATACATAATGGAAGTCTTAGGATTTTAACTACTGAATATGCTGCTGAACATATTAATGATTATAGTCCTTTACTGACTATAATTTATAATCCTAGTATATTTCATTTTGTACATATAGCTATGATAGAAAAGTCTAAGTTTAATCTAGTAATTCTTAATAAACTACTAGATAATAAAACTATGGATGATTTCTATACCGTTGCTCCTAGTATTGGTAACTTTAGTCAAAATGTTATTGATGAAGTTAGAACTAACCGCCCCGTAAAAGAGTGTTTGGTAGGGTTAACTATAACACCTGATACTGAACTAGATAAAGAAATGAACTATTATAATAGGGAAATTTCTACTGCTCTAGCTATATTTGGTAACTTTGATAATATTAAGTATGCTAGATTGGGAAATAGTGCTACTAATTGTTCTAGTATGATGATATGTGATGATATTGCTCGTACTAATGGTTGGGATAATCATTTAGATATGTCTTCAGAATTTAATAGAGACATAGATAAACTATATAGTCCTTCTGCTATTAAAGAACGTGCTGATAGTATTTACAATATTATTAGAGAACGTAGTACTAAACTTGCTAGTTCTAAAGATAAACTTAGTTATATCTTAGATATAGTCAATGATAATTTAGACAAGAATATACTCATTATAAACAAGTATGGTGAATTTGCTAATATTGTTACTGATTATCTTAATGATAAATTTGGTAAAAGGATTTGTGCTAATTGCCACGATAAAGTAGATAACGTTCCTGCTGTAGATGATTATGGAAATCCTATTCTTATAAAGAGTGGTCCAAAGAAAGGTCAACCTAAACTTCTAGGTGTTATTGCTCAAAAGAAACTTGCACAGAAACTTATGAATAGTCATAAGATAAATGTAATTTCTTGTGGTGCGTCACCTGACAAGTCTTTAGATGTTGATATTGATTTGGTTATAATCACTTCTTCGCTATGTGATACTATTGAGAGCTATTTCTATAGGCTTTCTAAGGTTCATTTCAATAATGAGGTACTATTATATACCTTATTCTATAAAAGCACATTAGAGGAGAAAAAATTAGAAGATAGGACTGTTCCAGCCAATCATACAATAATTAACGATTTTGATAGAAATGTTAAAGTTGATAATAATAATGCTTATTGTATTGTTGATTAAGAAAAAGTTCTTATCTTTGCAGCAGAAATTAGAAAACGAACTAATAAGCTCTTTGAAATAATGAATGATACTAAAGATGAAAATGGTAGCAATCATAGTTTGATTGTTAGACAAGATGATGTTAATACTGGTATTCATGTTCTAAATCTTCTTGATGAGAAACAACTTGCTAATGCAGAAGTATTTCTAAAGAAGATTATTGCTACAGAAAAAGGCGGTATTAAGAGCGTAAATGAAGGTCTTGCTATTCTTATGAGAGCACAAGATTTAAGATTACCTTTTAGTACTTGTATAGAACATATCAATGTAATTAATGGTAAAACCGGTGTTGATGTTCATATCGTCAAAGCGTTGTTGTCAAGGGCAGGTATAGTCTGGGAAACTACTAAAGATTATGTACCTCAGTATAAGTATACTGATGGCAATAATGTTTATGATGAGACACTACTTCCACAGTATTGTGTTAAATGTCGTACCAAAGCAGAAGCTGAAAGTAAAACAGACGATGAAATAGTTGGTGTTTATCCTCTTAAATATTATAAAGATTTAAAAGGTAGAATATACAACGAATTTCAAATTAACGAACAATGTATTAAGTGTATTAATCTACCACAAGCTATGAAAGTAGCTCAAGAAGGTAAGTTTCCTGTTATTAGAACTCAGGCTACTCCTACAGATTATGTTACTGAATATAAGTTTACTAGGTTTAAGAGAATATATGGTAAAGTAGTTGAAACTCATGCTGTAGGTCATTTCTCTTATACAGAAGCTAATACGGCTGACTTATTTATTAAAGATACTTTTAAGAAATATACTCGTATTATGATTGGTCATCGTGCCTTTATGTATGGTGCGAGAGACATAGCTAGTGATATTCTTATGGGTGTTATGTCAGACGATGAATTATCCGAAGTCTTTGCCAATTCAGTTCCTAATGATGAAGACTTTGTAAATATTGAAGAAATTTCTAATGGTGAAGTTTCTCCAGAGTAAGGAACAATTTAGTGTGTAAATAGTATTATACTATATAATTATTTTATTAACAATTTAAATATTTAAAGTTATGAAGATTAACGGTTTATCATTCGGTATTTCAGCAGTTGCAAGTGGTGTTAAGAGTAGTGTAGTTAATGCTGAGCCTCAGCTTATTGTTGCTACTACTAAGGGTGGTTTCGCTATCACAGGTTCTGTATCTAAGGCTCTTGGTTTGCAGCCTGGTGATAACATTATGTTTGCTAATAATATCGCCGATGTTGAAGCACTTGTAATGGCTAAGGAAAATGCCGATTTGTTGGAGTATGCTAAGAATAATGGTTTCGACCTTGAAACTTCTGAGGGTGTAGAAGCTTGTATTAAGTCTCTTACTGTTTGGTATATTGCTAAGGGTGTTCCTATGTTTAAGAAGGATGGTTCAGAAGCTACTGTAGCTGTTCGTCTTACTAAGGAAGAGAAGAAGAAGCTTTATGATGAGAATGTTGATGCTATCATTGCTGCTAATCGTGCTCAGCTCATTGCTGCTTACAACCTTAATGAGGATGCTACAGATGATGAGATTAAGGAGCATTATACAGTTGATGAAATGCAAAGTCCACAGACTCAGGCATTCAGTGGTTGTAAGCTTGCTGCTAGTGGTAATGCAGTTGGTACTGGTTTGAAGCTTAACTTCTCTGATACAAACAACTGGGAGCAGCTTAAAGCTGATATGGAAGATAAGACTGCTTTGAAGCGTGTATTCTCTGTTGATGTTAAGGCTGGTGAGACAGGTAAGTTCAACGATGGTCATAAGATTGTTGATGTTATCTATTATCCTCTTGGTGAGTACACTGATGAGAAGCCTGCTCGTGTAGCTACTAATAAGGCTGCTGAACCTGCTGAGTAATTAGTTCATTCATTAGATATTCATTCGCTTTTTTATTATAGGGAACTGAGCAAATCAGTTCCCTTTTTTAATCAATTAATATAAACGTTTAAAACTTAATTAAGTTATGACAGATGTAACAAAAGAAGCAGCAGCAGTTGCAAATGATGCTGTAAAGAAGAATCGTAGAGGTATTAGTAATAACACAGTAGCTGCTGCTCGTCTTAAATTTCATGAGAAAGACGCTAGCCCAGCTAATGGTTTATTCATGGCTCATCTTGATTCTGTAAGTGTAGAGTGGTCTCAGAGTGGAGAAGGTAATTCTTTTGTCGGTCTTAAAATGCCTCGTCTTGTGGTTACTTTTGCTAGTAATCATGAGAATATTAAGGAACGTCGTTATGTTACTAAGACTTTCTTCCCAGTTGAGAGTAATGTTGATACTATTCCTGGTGGTAAGAATGCTTGGCAAGTAGATGCTCTTCTTAATTGGACAAAGCATCTTCTTGATGTATTCTATCTTAAAGGTCGTGAACTGACTGTTGAAGAGGAAGATGCTCTTACTCTTACATTTGAAGATTATACTGAAGATGAGAATGGCAATTTGGAGTATAATGCAGTAGATGCACAGGATGTTCTTAATGGTTATCGTCACATCTTTGAGAATGTTGCTGCTATGCTTAATGGTCAATTTAATCTTGCTGATGGTGCTACTGCTAAGCCTTGCTTTAAGGATGGTAATGGTAAACCTATTTCTTGTTGGATTAAGTTGCTTCGTGCTACTCGTAATCGTAAAGGTGATTGGGTAGATGTTGATAAGAGCAAAGATTTGCAGTTTACTTCATTTGTTGGTTCTGGTGCTATTGAGCTAGTTAAGATGAAGGAAGGAAAGATTCTTCCTCCTGTTATTCTTGCTATCGATAAGGTTAAGGAAAGTATTACTCCTAAGCAGACTAATAAGACTCCTACTGTTGGTATTCCTGGTATTCCTGGTATGCCTGGTATGACTGGTGGTGCTGTAGTTCCTCCTGTCGGTGGTGAGTTTGCTGGTGGTGCTCCTGCTGGTGCCGGATTTGACCCAACTGCTACAGATGACCTTCCATTCTAAGTAGACAAGTGAAGAGTTATCTCTTTGCCTACTAATTCTCAACTAAAGTTTAATGTTCTAAGGGGTAACGATGGTAGTAATACTGTTGTTGCCCCTAATTTTTTATCAATATGAAACGTAATGCTAACACAAGTAAACTTACAAAAGCTTTTATAGAATCTAGAGTAAGTCAAGAAGAAATTGTAAGTAAATACTTAGATATACCATTAGAAGTAGTTAGAGATTGTGTTGAACATAATCATCTTATTACTTCTGTATTTCGTGATGATGATACTGATGGTAGTATGGGTATTGCATACAATGCCAAGGGTAGACTTAAAGTTCGTGATTTTGGTGGTGCTGGTTTCTTTGATGATGTGTATGGTGTAGTAGCTTACGTACTAAGTATTGTATATGAAAGACCAATTAGTACAAATAATAAACAAGATTTTTATTTTGTACTAAGTCATATTTATAGAACGTTTTCATATCAAATAGATAATCGTGTTAATGATTATGATGTAGACGAATCTATAAAGAATGCTCTCGTTAAAGCTCGTAATAAAAAAGCTATTATTGAAATTGTTCCTCGTAGTTGGAATCGTCAAGATAAAGCTATATGGGCTAAATTAAATGTAGATTTGAATTATCTTAATACTCATTTTGTTATTCCAGTTGAGCAATATTATATTGATAGAGTAACTAATCCTACTCCTAAATATAAAGATGCTAAAAATGACCCTTGTTATGCTTATATGCTTGGTCGTAATAAATCTGGAGTATATCTTATTAAACTATATTTTCCATTACGTGATAGAACTAAGGAATTAAAGTTTGTAACTAATTGTAATGTACTTGAAGGTCTTCCTAATCTAGAAAGAGAAGATTATGATTATATTATTATAACTAAGTCTAGTAAAGATAGATTAAGTTTAGGTAGTCATCTAAGCAAACATATCTTCTACGGGGCGGATGGAAAAACTCTTAATATTGGAGTTGTTAATCTTCCTAGTGAAAATTATAGACTTAAAGCTAATGAATATACTTGGCTTAGAAAAAGACTTAATAATGAAGGTATGATTGTTAGTCTTCTAGATTTTGATAGGACTGGACGTGATGGTGCTGATTATCTTTTAGAAACTTATGGCATTCCTTATCTTTTTATTACTCGTGGAGAATTTGGACTTGAGAATTATGAGTGTAAAGATTTTGCTGATTTACATGATAAATTCAATAATGATGAAATAGATACTTTTATTAAAGAAACTATTAGATATGTCGAAATCCGATACAGAAAAAATAAGAGTGATACCGATGCCTATTTCAAAAGATTATCAGACTGTGATTTGCCATACTGAGAAAGCTGGTAATAAAATCAAATCACAAACTCGTATTCTTATGACTTGGATAAGTGATAAAGAAGAAGCTCTACTTGATAAAGGTAGAGCTATTTCTATAACTAGAGGTGGTATTACTTTTGACCTTGATAAAGACAATATATTTTCGTATGGAGAAGTAGATTTTCATGATGGTACTGAAGATTATGATGCTTTAAATGAATTAATTCCTTTTAAAGATGTTGTTCATATTCCTCTTAATTACGATTATGATACTCATACTTGTAAAACTCCTACAAAAATGTATCAAACTAGAGAAACTGATGATATTGGTGCTATGGCTCAATATGCTCATGGTCGTCTAGGTAAACCAGATAAAGTTGTAATATTCAGATTAATAGCTAAACAATGGTAAGATTTCCAAAAGCTTATACTATGGTAATAGATGAACAACTTAAAGCTATGGCTATAAAAGATATTAGTACTTGTGGTGCTGATGAATTTGTTGCTAAAGCTTGTGTTCGTCTTGATTGTTCTCGTATTAAAGATGATATGAGAATGATGCAAACTATTGGTACTCCTTATCAATATGAAGTTAGTCGTACTCTATATGGAATTAATTATGCTCTTGAACAAGCGTGGATTGATGAAAATAAAAGAGACGAATATGTTTCTAAACTTGTAGATTTACATAAACGTAATCTTAAATATGAAGAAGATAATCCTCCTATCGTATATGATAAGAAGAAAGGTTTAAAGAAGACTACTCGTACTACTAGAAAGAAAGCTAAAGAAGGAACTCTTGAAGGTTTTGAAAAACCTAAGAAAGAGAAAACTCAAAGTGCTGCTCAGTTAAATGCTCAAGCTAGAGCTAAACTTATTAGTAAACTTAAAATTAATATATGATACTATTTAAAAGAAATGCTAAAGGCGACCCTATTTCATGGAGTATTCATGAATGGGGTCAAGATAATGAGTATATAGTTCATTATGGTGTTGTAGGAGGGCATAAACATAGTGAAATAATTAAAGCTAAACTTAGTAGAGGTAATGAAATAGAGTCTCGTATTAAAGCTAAGCGTAAAGAAGGATATAAAGAAGCTTCTGAACTTAAAGATAATGCTCCTTTAAACATAGAAGGTGATATTAATCTTCTTAACTTTCTTAATACTTATCTTCCAAAGAATAATACTACTGATGAAGGTTTTGTTCTTCCAATGCTTGCAAAAGTACTTAAAGATAACAAACCTTTTGATAAACGTAGTTACTTAGGTCAGTATAAAATTAATGGAGTTAGATGTATTGTTGGTGCTGAACAAACTAATGATATGTTTAATCCTGTTAGACTTACTTATCGTTCTAGAGAAGGTACTGATTGGACTTCTAAACTTACTTGGATGGATGAAGTAATTCTTCCAGATATTAAAGATGATTTGCTTGATGCTATGATTGAAGAAGGAGCTTGCCTTGATGGTGAACTTTATATTCCTGGTTATAAAGTAAATGATATTAATAGTTTTGTTAAGAATGAAAAGCTTCCTCAACATCTACTTCTTCAATATTGGTGTTATGATATTGCTATTGATAATATGAGTTATGAAGCTAGATGTAAGTTTAAGATTGATAATATAAGTAGATTATGTTATACTTTTGATACTTATGAACAGCATCTTAATAATAAGAGTAAACTTATATTATTGCCTGATGTTAATATTGCTAATATTTATGATGCTACAAGATTCAGAGATAAGTTTATAAGTCTTGGTTTTGAAGGTCTTATTATTCGTGATGTTAATTCTGCTTATCAATTTGGTGCTCGTAATTTAGCTATGCTTAAATATAAACGAATTGATGATGCTAAGTTTAAAATCGTTGATGTTGTTCCTGAAGGAGTTAGAACTACACTTTGTAAGTTTGTTCTTAAAAATGACATCAATGATGAACTATTTGAAGCTACTGGTAATTTTGACCATTCAAGACAAGAATATATTCTTAAACATAAAGAAGATTTTATTGGTAAACTTGCAACTTGTGAGTTTCGTGAAAGGTCGGGTGTAAAGAACGTGCCTTTTCATTGTAAATTAGTGGACATTCAAAAGTAGATATAACAATGAATTTAAATGCTTATGATAACGTAAAAGAAGAATTAGATAAACATAAAACTTGGTATTCTCCAAAGTTTAAAAGATTATATAGTCGAGAAATAAAGTTTAGAATGTTCTATAAGTTTATGAAACGATGGAATGAAACTATTAAACGAGATGATTATTTTCTAGCTGTTAGCATGAATAATGTTGATGGCAGATTTAATATAACTAATAAAGATAATTATAGTAGATTAAAGTTTTCTATTCCTAAAGAAGTTATTGAAGATTCTATTCTTAATACTATGACTGTAGATGCTAATGTTGAAGTTAAACTTGTTGATATTCAACCTGATGGTGAAGTGTATCAGTTGAACATATAACATTAAATTGCTAGAGCCGCCCCGTAGAAGATGTGGCAGATTTCCACTTTACTTCGTGCGTGAGCGGCTTTATTATGCTCGCTTATTAGTTATTCATATAACTAAATTCAATTCGTTAGAAACAAAATTAAAATATTAAATAACTTAATAATATGACTAATGAAGATTACAATAGTGGTTGTTTTGGTTGTTTAGTGCTTATTATACCTTATGTAATAATAGGAGCTTTAATATTTCTTTATTATGCTATTCGCAATCATGCAATTTAAAATAATGTACTTATTGTAGAACATTTAAAAAGTAAAATTATGACTAAAAATAAAGTAGGTGCTGAACCTAAAGGTAGAGTTAAACATTCGTTTACTAAAGACGCTGGTATTCATGAAGGTATTCATCGTGATGAACCTGGTTGGTATGATGGTAAACTTCATTGTTATTGTTTTGGTTATGGTTATTTCTTCCATAGAGGAAAACCACTAGGAACAAAACTTACTCCTGATTATATTAAAGATAATTGGGATAAAGAAGAATGGTGTGGAGGACTTAAAGGTCCTTGTATGGCTGTTATTAATCGTGAACGTAAAATAGCTGTAATTAAAGAAGGAACTGAATATGCTTGTTATATTGAACGTGGTCTTCCTGAAGGTTATACTATTTATAAAACTGATGAAGATATTCCTATTTATGATATAACTGAACCGAAGAATAAGAAGATACTTATTAAAATGTATATAAAGTATCTTATTAAAAAGTATCTTGAAACTTTTTATAATGAATATAAAGTACTTAGTTCTATAAGTAAACGTATTCCTTACAATAATTATATTGCAGATAATAGAAATAAATATTTTATAGCTATTAAAGCTTTTGTAGATAAATATAAGTTTATTCCTAGATGTAAACCTCTATCAAATAAAGTATTCTATATTAATAATTACAAAGTTGACTTTCCTTCTATTAATACTATTCTTAATGATGCTTTGTTTACTGATGAACAAAAAGAACATATTAGAAAATGTGAGTTCTATACAAAGTTTTGTCTTCATAAAGGAACTAATTGGGCAGAGCTTAATAAGAAATGGTCTGATGAATATATTACAGAAGTAGAAGCTAAAGATAAAGTTGAGGAAGAATCTTTTCGTAAAAGAGAAGCTGAATATAAAGTTAAAACTGAAAAGAATTATAAAGAAGCTTTAGCTAAAGCTAATCAAACTATTGATGAATGGCGAAAAGGAGGTACAAAAAAAGAAATTCATTATACTAGATATTATGCAAATCCTGATACTAGAGGAATTAAAGCTATGGATAGTGTATTATATCATACTATATTTCCTAATACTCAACTTAGAATTAGACCAGATAAACCTAATTGGGTTGAAACTAGTAGAGGTGCTTTAGTTCCTCTTGAAACTGCTATTAATATATTTAATCAATTATATGTTGATTATATTATTAGTGGTAAAACTGAATTTCAATTTAAATATAACGAGTTTAAAATTGGTTCATTCTGTGTTTCAAGAGCTAGTTATGTTGGCAAATTTACTGATATTAATCATTATGAAAATCCTTGTGAAAATACTTATAAAGATTTAGGTTATAAAGAATGGATGTTTAGAATAGGTTGTCATACTCTTTGGTTTGATGATATTAAAGATTTTGCTAGATATTATAATCTGCAAGATAGACTTAGTTTTCCTCTTGATAAAACTACTGATGAATGTATGGAGAATCATTTGATTCATTTACCTAGTGGAAAAACTATTGAAGCTGTAGGAACAATAGATATTTAACTTAATATAATAACAATTATGACAGAAAGTAATTTAAAGTATTGGAAAGTGGTGCTTAATGGAGTAGTTCCAGAGCATCTTGTAACTCCTGAAGTTGTTGCATTACGTGACCAACAAAACAAAATGCTTAGTCTTATGGCTAAGAAGAATGCTGATTATGGTAATGCTTTTAATAAAGGTTGTGATAAACTAGGCTATAGATATGGTCTAGCTAGAATGTATGATAAAGCTAATCGTTTGGTTCATCTTATTGAAGATGATTTTCAAGGTTATAGTAATCCTAATGTTGAAGATGAAAGTATGTTTGATACTATTCAAGATTTAGGTAATTATTGTAATATGTTATTAGCTTGGCAAGCTAGCGATAATGGACATGAACCTACCATACCTTCTACGGGGCGGGTAGAGTCAACGTTCATTGATATTTCTACTCTTGTTAAAACAGATAAACTTATTCTTGTTGAAGAAACTAGTAAACAAATTGTAACCAATGAGATTATAGCTGCTTACGGTTTTGAAAATCTTTGTAAAGATAAAGATGGATATGTATATAATTTATCTGATGATAATAAAGAAATTCCTGTTACTAGCGAACATAAAGAAAATGTAATTGCTATGACTTCTGAAGATTATGAGAATGGAAAAGATTTTGTTAAACGTAAAAAGTAAATAATATGATTAAAGTTGTAAATCCTAGTGTTGAAGTTTGGAAACAAGAAGGTTATACACTTGATGCTATTTTTAAACATATAGCTAAATGTACTCGTGTTGCTTATCAATCTACTCCAAAAAATAAAGATGAAGATGCTTATGATTTTCTTCTTAGAACTATTTTCAAAGGAAATGATTTCTTTGGGTATAGTAAAATAAATCCTAAGAACCGATTTGAACGAATACTTGTTCAAATCGCTTATGGTGATGTAGATTTGACAAGTCTTCATTTAAGTTGTTGTGAACATGCTACAGTTCATCTTAAATTTCCTACTTTCATGCCTAGAGCCGCTGCTATGTGGGAAGGCGTATATAAACATAATAAATATAGTAGAACTAATAATCATGACGGTTATCTTTATGTTACTACAAATCTTAGAGTAATAATAGAAAATTATGCTATTGACACTCTTGAGTTTATAGATACAACTCCTAATTGTCCTTACTATATGCCAAGAACTACTGTTTGTTTTATAACAGATATTGGTGCTAGTCGTGAACTTAATCGTCATAGAGTTAATAGTATTGTAGAAGAATCTACTCGTTATTGTGCTTATGATAAAGGTAAATTTGCTAATGGAATAACTGTTGCTAAACTTCCTTGGATTCCAGATGTTGATTCTACTGATGGAGGTCATGATTATACAGAAGGTTTCTTTAATGATGATGAAATCTATAATAATGGTATAATTCAAGACCAATATGCTGAAACTTGGACTGCTGTTGATTGGTTCCTTTATGGTCTTCAAGTTTGTGATTTAGTTTATCGTAAAACTCGTGAACTTGGTTGGACTGCGCAACAAGCTAGAGAAATTCTTCCTCTTAATACTAAAACTCAAGTAGTTCATACTGCTTTTGTTGATGATTGGGAGCATTGGATTGCTTTACGTAGTAATCAAGTTAGTGGTAAAGTTCATCCTATGATGGGTGAATTAGCTAAACAATTAATTCAACAAGTATATCCTGAATAATCATATGGATAAGTATATTAAATTATAATATAGGACAAATTGAAGTTGCTGACGTAACTGATTGTTTCGCAGAAAATGAAACTGCTACCGATAATAACGAAAAAGCTGTAGATTGGCTTGAATCAAACAGTTATTGTTCTGCTGAAACTGTATTCATGCTAACTGATGAATGTCCTTTGTGTGTAGTAAATAATGTAGAAACTCATTTAAACTTATAAAATTATGGAAAAGACAATTAATGAAGTTAAGAAGAATGCAAAGACTTTAGAGAATGATATTCTCAAGTTGATTAGTGATTTTGAAGTAGCTAATCCTGAAGTTGAAGTTCGTGTTACTGTAGGTCGTAATTATTCTATTGTTGAAGATGGTAAAATTACTCATAGAGCAGATGTAGATTTAACTATTAAATAATTAAATAATATGGCTAGAAGTATTTTTGATATTGATAGAGAACTTTATTCTCTTTATGATGAGATTGAAGAAGCAGGTGGAGAAATAACTCCAGAAATGGAAGAAAAGCTTGAAATTAATGGTCAAGAAATGACTAATAAAGTTAAGAATATAACTAACTTTATTAATAATTTGAATGCTGATATTCTTGCTATTAAGTCTGAGACTGATAGACTTGCTAAACTCAAGAAATCTAAAGAGAATACAATTAAAGGTCTTACTAATCTTGTTCTCTTTGCTATTAAAAAGTATGGTACAGAAGATAAGAAAGGTAAGAAGTGGATTGATTGGGGTACTGGTAAAGTAACTATTCGTAAAAGCGAAACTGTTGAAGTTAATAATAAGAAACTTGAAGCTATTAATGATATGCTTAAAGTAACTTTTGCTAATGGTATATATACCGGCACTCTTAACCAAAATTCTTCTGTAGATGAACAAGCATTACTTGATGCTATTATAAATACAGCTAAAGATTCTGGTAATTATGAATGTAGTGAAATTGATATAGAAGACCTTGATGATGTTAATATTGAGGTTACTGTTCCAGTTAAACTTACAGACCTTCTCAAGGGTGATGGTTATCAGCTTATGACTAATATCGGAGCTGTTAATCATGATGGTTGGAAATTTAAACCTAGTGTTGATAAGAAACTTATGAAAGTTAAAATCAAAGATGATGGTTGTGTTTCCAATATTGCTGAAGTTGTTGAAAATGATAATTTAACTATCAAATAACATGAGAGTTTCAGAACTAATACAAAAACTTAACAGTCTCCAAGAAACTAATGGAGACTGTCAAGTTATGGTTGATGATGTATATGCTACTAATGCAGAATATGATTCATCTTTAGCCATTATAAATATAACGTCTTATTAAAATAAATAGTAATATTATGCACAACGTATATTTAATTAAAACAGATATTAAAGTAAAAGCTAATACATTTCTTAATATTAATATTCTAGCAGAAGATTTATCTGATGCTACAAGTAATGCTTCATATCTTAAATATAATGGAGAAGAACTAAAGAAACATATAGTTAGTGTAGAAGTTCTTGTTCAGAATGTACTACGTGATACATGGAATCTTAAAGATTTGAATCCAGATTATAAAGAAGAAGGAGACGAAAACTATGAGGGTTAGTGAAGTAATAGAAAAGCTAAATGATGCTTTAAATGAATATGGTAATATACCTGTTACTATGTTGATTTCTGAAATAGCTAGTGAAATGAATATAGAAGATATTCAAGCTGATGAAGAATCTGTAACTTTATGTAATTTTTAAAATATAATGTTTAACAATTTAATTAACGCTGAGTTATGAGTAAATTTAATCGTGGTGGTCTTCCTTGGGCTATCGGTAAAGATGTATCTGATTGTGTGACTGCACAAGATGTAATGAAGAAAGCAGGTCTTGATTGGTCTGTTCAAAAGTGTGAACTTGTAGGTAAAATGCCTTTTAGAATAGGCAGTAATAATGATTTAGGTGAAGATGCTTTTGTACATGACGGTAACATTTATCGTGAGTGTGCTAATGCTTATGCTACCTATCGTACAGATTGTAATTATCCTTTAGGTATAGTTAAAGATAAGTATGAAGTTGTTCAAAATATGGATGCTTTCAACTTCTTTAATAATGCTATTGGTGAAGGTAAAGCAATTTGGGATAAAGCTGCTTGTCTTAATATGGGAGAGAAAGTATATGTTAGTGCTAAACTTCCAGTACAAACTTCTGTAAGTAAAGATGATGTTATAGATAACTATCTTGTGTTTAGTAATGGACATGATGGTGGTTCGTCTGTAGATATTATGATTACTCCTGTTCGTGTTATTTGTACTAATATGCTTAATGGAGCATTAGATAAAGCTTCTTGTCATATCAGACTTAGACATACTAAGTCTATAAAAGAGAAACTTGAACTTGGTGCTCAAGTACTTAAAGTTGCTTGTTCTCATGCTTTAGATGCTCAAGAACTTTATCGTCATCTTACTACTATTAAAATGAGTGATGAAGAAGTTTATAAGTATCTTTGTGAATTGCAACTTACTCCTGCTGAGATTGAACGAATTAATCAGTACGACCCTAATAAAGGTTATGCTAGACTTGTTGCTCGTGATTATAGACTTCTTGAAGCAGTTGAAATATCTTCTCGTAAAGCTAATCAACTTTATAATATGATGGATTACTATAATGATGGTATCGGTCAGAAAGATATTTGTGGTACTGCTTGGGGTGCATATAATGCTGTAACTGGTTTCTATTGTAATGTTGCTAATCTTGAAGGTGAGAAACGTATGAATAGTCTTGTTTGGGGTAGTGCTAATAATAATATGAATAAAGCACTTAATTCTGTTGTAGCTTATGCAAGTTAATTTTAATGGAAAAGAAAATCAATTTAAAGTACCTCATTATAAAGTTGGTGATGAGGTACTAGCTTTTAGTCATATTAGTGGTAAATTCTTTGTTGGTACAGTTAGTGCTGTAAATAGTTATGCTGATACTAACCAAAGTGTTGTAAATTACACTATTATGATTGATGAAACTAAAGGTGTTCCTAATGTTCCAGAAGCTTTAGTATTTGATAATAAAGATGATGCTAGAGAATGGGTAAAAGCATTAGATATGGAACTATATAACTTTTGATACGCTTCTTTACGGGGAGGATAGAGCAACTACTAGTGTTAGAATACTAGAAGTAGCTAAAGCCGCCCCGTAGAAGATGTTAGTGGTTAAACTATCGTTAAACTACTTATTATTAGTAGTAATACTGATGATAATGTTTATCTTTGTAGTGATAATCATAGCAACTAACATTAATATGCTGTATTATATATTATATAGGTACGTTGTAACATATTGAGTGTTAGTTTATTAAACATTATTTAACGCTAAAAAATGTAGGTTGTTGTGATAGCAACCTACTTTTTTTGTATATTTGCACAAGCGTTGATGATGTATATAATACTTATGGTACTATGATTACTTTTATAAATTATAAAACAATTATGGCTGAAGCAACAGGTAAAGCTAGAACTAAAATAGATGGTAAACTACAAGATGTAGAAACTATTTATGATGTGTTTAAAGGAGCAGGAACATATTTTGCTCCTGAAATAGCCGTACATTGTTCTAAAACTGCAATTCAAGTAGCTTATTATATTTATAAGAAACTTAGTCAAAATCAAACTAGTTTTAGAATAGTTACAAAAGAAGTAATTAAATCCGGTTTAGTTAATGCTAAAACTCCAGATAGAGTTAGAGATGCAATTAAAGAATTAATTAAAGCTGGTGTTATGATTGCTTGGAAAGATATAGAAGGTATTGATGAATATAATTTTGATATTGATTCTAAATATTATCTATTAAATCCTCTTGTTATTAGACGATGTAGTACTAATGCTTTTAAACGTAATTGTGAAACTACTAAAGATAGATTCAATAATAGTAAACAATTATGGATAAATGAATATGATGCTATAGTTTATAATTTTGATACTAATGTATTACAAATAACATATAATTAAATTATGAGTCAATTAAGTAATCGTATAGCAGATGCAATGATTAATTATGCAAATGCTTTTAAAGACACTCCTGACAACAGAGAGTTAGCTGAAAAAGAACTTAAAGAAGCTCTTCGTACAGCTATTGATTTTGTTCCAGTTAAGATTTGGCTTGACCCTAAAGTTAAAGCCCAAATTCCAGAGTATGCTCATTATATGAGTGAAGGTGATAAAGACGGTCATGCTTATGGACATGCTACAGATGCTTGTTGTGATGTAATTGCAACTAGTGTTGAGATTACAGAAGATGGTCGTGTTAAGTGTGGAACAGGTATTCACGTTGCTACTGAATATCGTGATTCACTTACTTTACGTCCTAATTCACGTATTACTAAGATGGGTTACGTAATACCTAATTCTCCTGGTACTGGTGATGAAAGTTATCGTGGAGAATTTTTTGTTGTATTCCGTTCCATTATAACTAATGCAAAACCTATTGAAGTTGGTGATGTTATTGGTCAACTTGAGATTCCTCATCATAGACAAATTTGTTTTGAAACAGTTGAGAACCTTGAAGACCTTGGCATAACTGATAGAGGTGATGGTGGATTTGGTTCTACCGCAAAGAAATAATTAATAATTTAAATAGTAAACAATATGAAAAAGTGGGTATCAGAAATGATTAAGCAGCACGCACATACTGCTATCGAAGTTAACAATGTGGCTAAGTTTATCGAAAATGCTAAGAATAGTGATAAAGTTAATAAAGTAACTTTTGCTAATCTTGCTTTGCTTCTCAGAGATTTGAAGAATACTGCAAAGACTTATGAGACTATTCTTAACAATGAAGGAGTTCATTTTGCTCCTGATGGTTCTTATTATGAAAAAGTAGCTGAGATAAATGAAAAGAAAAATCCTAATAATAACGACTAAGAATTGTCTTGGTTGTTCTATAGTGATAAATAACATTCAAACAATTATTGCTAAATCATCTAAAGAAATAGCTCTTGAAATTAAAGATTTTGCAGAGCTTCCTAAAAGACTTATTCATAAGTATAAAGCTTATGATTATCCTACTACAATATTTCTTGAAGATGATGAAGTAACATTTAAATTTGTTGGAAGTACTCATGTGAACTGTATACAGAGGTATATAGATTTGTATTTGAAATAAATACTGAAAATTTTTCTTCTGTTGTTGCTGCTAGTGCTTATGAAAGTACTAGCAGTTTTTAATTTAAAATTATTATGAATCCAAATTATAATAAACATAAGAATATAGCCATACTTATACTTGCTGTTATAGCTGCCGGACTTGGTGCTTGTAGTTACAATAAAGTTTCTAATAATAAACCTGTAAATATAGATAGTTGTGGAATTAATGGTGATTTCTATGAAATTAATGATGTTGATTCTACAAATGATGGATATGATACAGATAGTGTTATTTATCTTGATGATAATGGTAATATAATTAAAGATCCTTTTAAATAAGTTGAGCTATATGGCACATCCTACATTTTGAAATCCTCTGTACGAGGGTGATTCTAATCTCCTAAATAATTATTCAGCCGTAACATCAAAGTAGCTTAGAAGTCATTTAAAGTGTAATTTATTTAATAACCATTCTTACTTGACAGTCTTATTTCAGCTCCAGGCATACGAGTTTAATCTATGCCAAACTTAGTGGGAAACTCCCACAATTACATAATAAATGATTTCTAAGCAACTTACATATCAATGTCGATTAATCATACTACTTTAATTATTTAACCGCTTACGAAAGAAATTAAAATATTACTTATGTTTTTGATATTTGCATTCCATGTTATAAGAATTCATAATTCAACATTAGCAGCAGCGGCTGCATTACATTTTAATCATTGATTAATATTATGAGTAGCTTGTCCGTGAGGATGAGTTACTCTTTTTTTATTTATTAGTAGCGACACATTATGACACATTAAACGAAAAAGAGCTAGACAGTCATCACGACTATCTAGCTCATAAACTTTATAAATATCACCTTAAACAACATTTAAAATCCTATAATCATTTATTTTAGCAAGTAGTTTAAAACTTATAGCATTTGTTACTCTAGCAGGATTCGAACCTGCTCTGACAGAACCAAAATCTGTAGTGCTACCATTACACCATAGAGCAATAAAGTTTCGCATACATCTGTAGTAATTTCATGGCAAAAACAGGAAAACCTTTATCTGTTGCAAAGATACTATTAATATTAATATCTCCAACAGATAAAGGTCTTATTTAATTCTTATTAGTAGAAGTATAACTATCGATCCTTCTACGGGGCGGATTTAATCATTTACATTAGTAGGTATTATACCAAGTATATTGTCTCCTAATTTATAGTAACTGTTACTCTTATCAAGACCAGCAATATTACTATAAGCTCTATAGATAGGTATCTGTCTAGTAATAAGAACATAAAGTTTATTCTCTTTAGCATATCTACCACTACTATAATCCCAGTTATAATCGTCACCAGCTATAAGTCCTTCTGCTATAATATTCATAGCTTTAAGAACATCACTAGGCATAGTTTGAGCTGCAATAGGAGAACTATATAACTTCTTACCTTCAGTTATAACAAATGGAGGAGTATACATCATAACTTGAGTTGCAAGACTGTCTGCCTCATAAATAAGAAGATTTCCTAAAGTACTATTTTCAAGTTCTTTATCGTCCCAAATAGCATGAGCAGCAAGAGCCATAGCAATAGCAGCTACTGAACCAGCAACATTACCCATAGCTCTAAGTATTGCAGCACGTTGATAACGAGGTAACATATTCCAGTTTGTATTGAAGTTTGTAGCCATATCTACATAACCTATAAACAACTTTTGAAGAGTTTGTAATGCACCAAGTTGAGTACCGTTAATTTCTCTATCTGCTTTAATCTTATCTAAAGGCATTGAAAGGAAATCCATAAGAGCAGGACCACAACCTAATGTAAAAGCTCCACGTTCTTCATTGAAATAACCTTGTCTTCTATAATGTTTAAGAATACCAGGATATATATGTTTATGATATTGCATAGCAAGACTACCCCACCAATACTTTTCAAGTTGTGCAGCACCAAGCTTATCATATACACCATGTATCTCTTTATTGACACTAATAACTTTACCTTTAAACTCACCAAGAAGCTTATAAGCATCAGAAACTTCTTTATCTGCACTAAGTGCATCAAGTTCTGCAAGTTTACTACCTTCTTTGAAAGCTAGTTTACCATCTTTTAAATCAAGATTTTCAATAAGAGTACTATTTTTTTCAAAATCAGCAGTTGCAGTCTTTTCAAGTTCTTTCTTTACTTTAACAAATTCTTTTTGTATCTTATTAGGAAGAGTTCTAGCAAATTCAGTAGTAAAATCTTTACGACCAAAAACAAACTCTTTAAGTTTATTAGCATCTTCTTTTATACTACCAACATAGTTATTAAACTTAGCTTCAAATTCAGTACCTTCAATAATACGCTTTAGAGCTTTCTCATGGCAATCAGCAATATATTCATATTTACTCATAGCACGATACTTGATTTTACCTCTATTTTCAGCATCAACTACAGGTACAAGTCTATTACTATACATAAGACTAAACATAGCAGCATTTTGCATAAAATGTTCACCTATAGCATTAGGAGAATAAAGAGCATTTCTAAGCTTTTCAAAAGCAGTACCTGCATCAAGATGATTACCATCACTAATACCAGCAAGTTGGTCAAAGTCAATAACATTCATTTCTTTAACTATAGCACTAGCTAATGTTGAAGCTTTATCTTTACCAAGGTCATTAATAAAACTCCACGAATTGTGCATCCATAAAGCTTTACCGAGAGCATAGTCTTTAGCTCCAAGAAATTCTTTAGCTATCCACTCACCTGCTAAACCTGATTCACCGACAGTAACGTTACCGATACCACCAGTAATATTAAGCATCATAAATTTAGCACTAGTAAAAGATTGAAGAAGACTACTAACTTTAGTAAAGTTAGCATTACTTTCTTTAAATTGATTATAGATAATTCTACGAATCCAATTCTCATATTGACCTTGAAGTCTTTCATCTTTTTGAGTAAGATAACAAGTTTCACCTCTAACACCTCTTTGATGGTCTTTCTTTAGATTACTCCAACCTACATTCTTTTGATATACTTCCATTCTATCAAGCATTTCTTTACCGTAATAAAGCATATACTTATTATCTTGTATAGCATTAAAATGAGCAGCTTGAGTAATAAAGTTTGAAAGTACAGTACGATAATCTCTATTAAGTAAAGCACGATGAATTTCTTTATTCTTCTTCAATGCTTCTTCCATACGTTTATTATAAGCTGTAAGTGCAGCATTATATTCTTCATCATCAGCATAAGATATACGCTGTGGCTTAGTCTTTTTAATATTCTCTATATTAACAGAATCTTTATTTCTAAGTTGTTCCATTAACATAGGCATATCAATAGCTTTATCATCAGCATAATCTATATGATAGAAAGGGTCTCTACCATTCTGAAGTTTATCACTATAACCAAGGAACTCTAGGAATTGTTTTCCCCACCATTTTGCATCATGCTCTGCACCTTTACTCATAGAAGGAAGATAACCTCTACCTATAAAACGTTTTGCAGATTCAGTTTGAGCAAGGTTATTAAGAGTCTCTTGAATATATCCCATAAGCTTTTGTTGATGAGCATTAAGAACAACTTCTGAATCATAAGTTTTATCATCAGTTTTCTTATAATTATCAACATAACCTACACCTTCTTTATAATTTGGATTTCTATATGCAGCTTTAGGAGCAAGTTCAGTTTGAGCATAACCAGCATTCCATTCACCGTTTGCAACAGCAGGTATAATTTGAGTTTTTCTCCATATTACAGTAGGTTCCATTCTATGAGTATAAGGATTAAATACATGATTTCTATCATACCATTTCTTAAATTCAGCATCACCTTTTGCTCTTTGCTTTTTAAGTTCAGCTTCATAATAAGGAGTATTGACAGTCTCAAGATTATTATGTATAGTACGATAAGCTTCAGTTCTTTCGTCCATTTGTTTATGAAGTTGTTCAGCTTTCTTTTTACCTTTTGTCTTGAGGTATTTATCCATATCTACTTTAAGAGTACCATAGATATAACGATTAGGTATTCTATCTTTAGTTTCATCATAAACTATATTACCTGAAGCATCAGTAACAACTTGATATTTATCATCGAGTTTTGGAATACCCATTTTATTAACTCGTTCCCAAGCTTTATAATACTTAGCTCCTTTAGCTTTAGCTCGTTCTTCTTCTAGATTAAATGCTTCTTTATTGTAATTATCTAAATCGACAAAACGAGTAACAAAATAAGCAATAGACTTACCATTAGTACTATCTTCTGTTTTCTTCATGCCAGCAAATAAAGGTTGATAAGCTTGATAAAGTTTATCAAGTTCTTCCTCAGTAAGTTCTGAAGTAGCAACATGTTTAGTAGCAATGTCATAATGTGGAGCAAGTATTTCATTAACTTGTTTCACTATTTGCTGATATTCTTTATTTGGAACACCATTAGCTGCAAGTCTTTTATAAACTTCAGCAGGATAAACAACATCATCTTCAGGACCATTACTAATAAGAATACGGTCATTTTCCATACCATATTTTGTATTATTAAAACGTTTCTGAGCTTCTTCTTGAATAGCAGCTTGTTGTTCTTCAGTAAATATAGTACCATCTAAGCGACCAAATTCATCATAAGGATTTACATTAGTTGCTTTAAGCTTTCTAAGATATACTTTAAACTTATTATTATTTTCACCCTTATAACCCATAGTTTTATATGCTTCGTGTATAGCTTCTTGAATACTTGGGTCAACTGTCCACTTAGCATTAGTAGCAAGCCAAGCTTTTGCAGCTTTATATTCTTTATTCATTTCAAGCTGAGAAGCAGGAATACTAATTCTACCAGATGGGTCTCTAGCTTCAGCAGTTTCAACAATATCAAGCATACGTTTTAGTTGGTCTTCAAAACCTTTACGAACTTTACTATCATTATACTTATTACGAATATCATTAATAGTTCTGAGATATTTGTCAAGAGCTTTACAATCATCAGCATTATTTATTCTAGCTTTATAGTATCTTTCTTTATCAACAATTTCACCAGTTGAAGAATTCATACCAGGATAACCCATGATAAAACTTTCTTTAGGTTCACCATTATCTAAATCATATTCAGAACGAATATCATTAAGATGATACCAAAGATTCTTTAATTCAGTTTCTTTTTCAGGACTAAGTGTACCATCAGTTCTACTGGCATTAATTTCATCAATCATAGCTTTTGTCTTAATATACTCTTCAAGTATAGGTCTATGATTTCTATAAAGTTCATCTTGAGCATCATAAAATTCTTTATAATAACTATCAACAAACTTACGATTTACATGGTCTAATAAAAACTTATCAAGTTTATGCTTAGCTTCAATGTAAGCTTCAGGATTATTAATTATATCTGATTTAGCATTACGTTCATCTTGTCTAAGTTTGTTTAAATCATTTTCAAAATTATCATTATAAGGACGGATAAATCTACCATCAGCGTCAATAATATCATCAAATGACAAATTAACACCAGCAGCTTTTGCATCAGCAAATATTTTATCTATCTCCTTATTGAAAATATCTACAGTTCTTCTAGCTTGAAGTTCTTTAGCTCTAATATCAGACATTACATTCTTAGTAAGTATTTGTATAAAAGCATTACCAGAATCCTGTAAATCACCAACCCAAGCATCAAACCAACTAGTAGAATGGAAACCATCAAATACACTAATAAGATTATTTTGAATTTGAGGATTATCACTAAGCTTTACAAGATAATCATTAGCAAACAACTTTTCAGCTTGTTCAATAATAGAAGTATCTGTAAGTTGTTTAATTGCATTTTGAAGTCTTTCTACATAAGCTATAGTATTATCACTATCTACAGATTTATCAACTTTAACTGAAGCAATATTACCATATTTACTAATTAAAGCTCTAGCATCAAGAAGAGTCTTTAAATATCTTCTTCTTTCAGCAGGATTGTTTCTAATAATATCTATAGTACGAGCATCATTTACAGATAAGAAATGACCATTATCTTCAACAAACTGATTAAGTTGTTGAGTAATGTCATTAACTTTATCTTCAACATAAGTTGTTATGTTATAATAAACATCTTCAGCTTGAGATTGGAACTCATTACGTGTAGCATTAAAACCTTTAGCTGAAAGATTATTTACTTTTTTACGAGCAGAATAATCACCTTCGTGACTTCTACGATTCATATCATTATAAGCATCAATAGAGAAATCAAGAACGCTAGCACCAAGCTTAGAATTAGTATTTAAAGTAGCATTAGGTTTACCTTTTGATTTAACTCTTACAAAGTAAGTGTTATAAGGCACATTAATACCTAAATCTTTAGCTCTTTCTACTTCAGATTTTCTAGGAGCTCTAAACTCAAATATTTCATCAACTTCATTAATAACTTCTTTACCATCTTCTATAGTAACATAAGTTCCTTTAATGTGTTGAGGATTACCAAATACAGTACCAATCGATTTACTTCTTAAATAAAAACTCTGAATAGCAAATTCTTTACCATTACTTTCAGGATATTTATTAAGAATTTCATTAATAGTAAACTTAGCAGAAGCTTCTTGATACTTACTAGGATTATTAATATCAAAAGCATTAGCATTTTTAAGTTTAAGATGTTTAATATTAAACTTATAAGCTTGAGCCATTTCATTAAGGTCATCCATAGTAGGAGTATCACCTTTCTCTAATCTATTAATATAATCAATATAAAAACCTTCACTTCTATAACCTTTAGTGTTTTCTCTATTAAGACTTACTTCGCCAGTTTCATTTTCGTCAAGTTTGGTAATAGGATAAGCATATATTTTATCGTTATTTTCAACGATTTTATAAAGTCTAGCTTTATATTCTTTACCTACTTTTTCATTAAGATGAACATAATGATTTGCATAAAAGTCATCATTAGCATTTGATTCATTAATAAAACCATACTTAGCGGCAAGTGCTCTTTGAGACTTTAAATTATTATATTCAGCAAGAGCTGTTTTAAGTTCTACATTAAGCGATTTAATTTCATTATCATCATCAGTAGTTTCTATGTCACGTCTAAGATTAACAATCTTTTCTCCAACAATACTAATATCAGATAAATCAAATACAAAAAGATTGTTTGGTTTCTTGAACTTACTTAATTCAGAAACATAAGTACCATTTCTACGAACATTCTTAACTGTCTTATGATAGATAAAATTGCTATCACTATGAGAACGAACATAACGTTCAGCAACATCATAAGTTCCAGCAAAATTATTAAACTCATCAACTATATAACTAATAGCAGATTTACCACCAAACAAATCAGCATTTCTAAGAGCATCATTTGTAATAACTTTACTAATACCATTACGTCTCATCTTGAAATTCTCAACAGCAAAAGCATATTTAATCATATCAATAGCTGCAAGTTTAACAAGAGGATTATCACTATTAGCTGCTTGGTCGAATAACATATAGGCAGTTTCTACATCAGTAGTATCATCTTTGAATTGAATACTTTGCTTAGATTGACCAGTAGTATTATATTCATATTGATTGAACAAGTTTACTTTAAGCAAACCAAATATACCAGCATCTTCAGATTTACTTTGAAGATAAGCAACCTTTTGAGCAGGAGTAAGCTTAATAAAAGCTTCTACTTCAGAAGGAGTTGGTCTATTAATATATTCACAATCAAAGTTAAACTGAGGTTTAGCATTATATCCAAAGATTCTTTGACGTTCAGCAATAGTATCACTTTCATTATCAAAACCGTAAGTTAATGTACCATCTTGTTCAGCAAATACTTTACTACTATACATTACTGGAGCAACATGATTATATATACTACTAAGAATATATTGTTGAAAATCATTATATTCTTTCTCGTTAATATTACGACTTCTATCACTAAAAGTATTTTCAAGACTATAAACAAGATTCTTAAAACTATCAGTCTGAGTATCAAACAACATACTATTAATACTACTAGATGTAGCAGTAGCATACTTTAAGAAGCAATGAAGAGAAGGATATTTAGATTGACTATCATTATGTTTATCCATCATATAACTTCTAATATCTACAACTTTATTACCAGCAGCATTTTTAGTAAGAAGACCAGGATAAATAGCTTCAAGGAAAGACATTTCGTTATCTTTATCTTTAACAGAAAGAACATTTTCTATATTAGCGTTTTCTCCATTAACGATTTCTTGAATATCAGTAAATACTTTATTAGTAGCAAAAAGAGTTTGCTTAGCACCAAATCTATCAGGATTACAAACACGAGCTAAAGAACTAATACCTTGAGCTAAACGATTAATATCATTATAAGCAAAAAGTATAGACATATCATATATCATATCTTCTACGGGGCGGCTCTCCTTTTGATTAAGTCTATTAGCTAATTCTTTATAATTAAGAATAACTCTATTGTTAGAAGTAAGACTATATTCTGTACCAAGAGCAGTATTTACTTTGTCTATTACAGTTTTAATATTGTCATCTTCTGTTACTCCAATATTCATTTCAATAGCTAATTTTTTAATAGCATTATGAATAGGTTTAGAAGTATCTTCAGCATAAATAGACTTATTAGCATTATACTCTTCTACAATACGACTAATAGCAGGCTGCATAATAAATGCAATAGTTGTGTCATAATTACTACCAATATCAGGAAGAGTTTTATATACTGCAAAAGTAAAGTCATTTACATTTGGAATAGCACCTTCCTTGACAGCATCAAGAATATGGGCAGTAGTTTGAGAAGTATATGCAGTAAGAATACGTCCATCTACATTTTTATTATCATTGGTCCAACCAATAGTAGTATGAGTTACAAGATAATCACCTGTTTCATAATCAGTGGTAACATTATCTTCACCAAATCTATCTATAAGTTCTTTAGCATCATACTTATCTTTATCATAAGAAATTGTTACTTCATAATCGCTATTGATAGTAGGTTGAACAGTATTACAAACAGAAACAAAAGTATCACGAGTAACACTAAATGCTTTAAGTTTAGCACCACTCATAACATCTTCTTGATAATCAGCTTGGTCAAGGAAGTCATAAGAACTTCTAGCGTTACGTATTTTCTTAACTACAGGATTAATAACTTTATCACGTGCATTAATAATATCATCAAAATTAGAACGTGACAAGTTCTCCTCAAGAGATATATCATCTTTGAGAATATCAATCATGTCATCAAGAATACGATTATTACGAGCGTTACGAGTATTAGCATCTTCTACATTTTGAGCTAAATATTCATTATAACTCATAATACCAAGTTTTTTAGCAGCTTTATTAAACTTATCAATTCTAGCTTGAAGAATCTCTTTAGCTTTATCAGACTTAAAAGCTTTTTTATCAATATATTCATTACTAATAGAATCAACCATATCTTCATGTACTGAAATGAAATTTTTATCAGCATTATCAAGAGTAGTTTTATTAACACGAATATAATCAGCTACATATTGAAGTTGTTTAAGATAACTATCTTTTGTAAGTTTACCAGTTTCTGGATTCTTTTCAACAAAGTCTTCAAAATCTATATGAGCATGTTTTACAAGCGTTTTAGTTTCATCAGATAAAGCGTCATAAGCTTGAGTTTCTTCTTCAGCTAATTCTTTACGAGACTTTTCAAATTGTTCATCTATTTCTTTATTAAGTTTTTCAAAAGCTTCTCTAACTGACTTATCTTTAATCTTATCAGCTTTCTCAAGATGTCTATTTACATAATTAGCATAATCATAAATATCAAGTTCATCAGAATAATTTTGTTTACGAATATTACCATGCTTATCTATATAACTACTATATTGAATACCATATACAGAGTCAATATCAAAGTCAGAACCAGTCTGAGAAACCCAATCATCAGGAACAACAATAGTAGAACCTTGAGCATCATCAAGTAAACCAACTACTTTCATTACACAAACAGATTGTTTACCTTCAGTTGGAATACGATAACCAATAAGAGTATCAAGATGTGCAGCTTGAAGTTCTTTAAGAAGGTCTTCTTTACTCTTTTTATAAGTACCATCAGCATTTTTAGCAAAACCAAAATTACTAGCAGGAAGCATTATTTCAACATAACGTTCACCTTCTGGATGTTCTTTAGTTACAGGATGATAACGAAGCTCTTTAGAATAACTAATTTGTTCTTTAGTTGCTTTAAAACCAACATTAGTAATTTGAGCAGCATGGAAACCAGGAAGAGTTTGACGAGTAATAGCTCTATTAAACACAGATTGACTAACACTTTCAAGCTTAGTAATAGCATTACTAAGAATCATAGGCATATTAGCATTAGGTCTTCCAGTAATAGGATTAACAGCTTGCTCAGCAAGAGTTACATAATCCATCATATTACTATCAAGACCTAAACGCATACACTCTTCTTTCAACTTATTAAAGAATGTATGATAATCTATACCTTTAATAGTTCCATCTGCTTCAAAAAGAATATTACCATTAGCGTCTCTAGGAATATTAAGTTCACTAGCAAGACTATTAAATGAATCTCTAATGTTAGCACTATAAAGTTTAAAAAACTCTTCTTTCTTTTCATAAAGACGACTATTAACTGGAATATTATCAACAATCTTCTTCATAATTTGAATACCAGCTTTATTTTCAGCATTCATATGTTGAGGAGTTTCTTGCTGAGTATAAAGATGATTATAATCATATTCTTCAACATAATCTTTAGCATGAGCATTAAAATCATCAATATGTTTTTGTGTTACTTCTCCAGTCTTACTATCAAAAATTTCAAGTACTCTAGCTTTACCAGCTTTACTTGTTTCTTCTGTATTAAGTTGGTCAATACCATTATCTTTCATAAGATTATAAACTTGTTCTAGTTGAGTACCTTTTATAAATCTAGGTACAAGAACAAATTCAGCATTCTTAATTTGACGAGGTACAAATCTCTTAGAATACTTATCAAAATAATGGTCATAATAGAAGTTCTTTTGTACTTGTACAAAAGTATCAATATCACCAACACTAAGAGGTTCATCATTCTGAATCTTCTTAATAAGAGGAAGATATTCATTAAGTTTTCCTCTACCAGCAATACGACGAACCCATTCTTCAAAAGTAATATAAGATTGAGCATCGTTTACAGTAGTACCTTGATAACCACCTTTTCTTTGAACAACATCATTCTTAATAACAGGTTTACCATTTTCATATTGAATAGGACCACCTATTAAAGTTCTAGCTTGGTCAATAGTAAGACCAGCATTCTTTACAAGGTCTTTTACAAGACTACCATCTTCAGAAAGTTGTTTACCATCTTTATCAAATGTTGCAACTTTACATTCTTCAGAAGTTCTAATAGTATTCTTGATAGTTACACCTCTAAACTTATTACGTTGTGTAACATTAAGAGGATTTTTATAACTAGCAAATTCAGCTTGAACTCCACTAGTATTAAGTTTGCTAAACGCAACATCTGTTATTTCATTAGCATAATCAGTAGTGTAATCAGCAAAACCATAAGGTACTCCACTAGCCTGGTCTTCCTTAGTACGTTTAAGAAGAGTTTGATTATCTTTATAGAACTTAGTATCACCTTCAAATAAGTCATTAAAGTTACCACACATAAGTCTATAATTAAGTACAAAATCAGCAACATTATCATCATTGATAATATTAGCAACATCTATACTTTTGAAAGTATCAAACTTTTCAACTTGTTGATTTACATAAGTAGTAATAAAATCGCTAATCATATTAGCAATCTCATCTTCTTGTTCTTTAGAAAGATTTACAGTAACTTCATCACCATTAGCAGTAAAGTGAATATAACCATCTATATCCGCCCCGTAAAGGGAAGGAAACATCTTTTCTAATAACTTCTCTGCTTTATTATCTACATTACCATCTTTATTAGTAAGTTCAAATCTATCATCATGGAATAGTCTACCAGTAAAAGTAAGAGCTTTAGTAGTAGGATTCATTTCTACAAAATGTTTATGACCTTTACCTACTTCATAAACAGCATAAGCTCTTCTAGCACTTTCTTCATCAAATCCCCAATCGCCTTTAAATTTAGGCTGACCAGCAAGTTCAGGATTTTCTTCTTTTTGCCAACGAAGAATTTTACCAGTACTATCAGTTTCAAACCATTGATTAATAGAATGAGCCATGTCTGTAAGTTCTTGTACAAACATGTTTCTATATTGTATATAAAGTGGATGATTAGTATTTATAACTCTATTTACTTTAGTATTACCAATCATACCTGTAACATTATCTCTACGATTAATCTTAGATACTAAAGATTGATAAAGAGTAGGAGAAAATCTATCACTAACTTTAGTCTCATTCATACTAGAAATAAAAACAGGTTTAGCATCAGTAATATAATAAGCTCCATTACTATCTATATCAAGTGTTCCGTGAAGTTCATATTTATCTACTTTACCACTATCATCTGTATATTTATAACCAACAGCAATTTCAGAACCTGATTTATGATTTTTACCTTCAAGAATATTAAAAGGCATAATCTTTCTACGACCAATAGTTTTAGTAGTCAAATCGTGAACCATTTGATTATACTCTTTATTGGTAGTAAGATTAACAAACTTAGAAGTTTTTACTTCATTGTCTGCACGAGTTTCACTAGGAATTTCTGTATCAAGATAAGTTTCAATAGCTTGACTAACTTCTTTACTATTTTCTACATTAAAAAGATTACCATACCTTCCTCCTTTAGTTTTATATCTAGCAGCTCTAATAATAAAATTCTTAGGAGCATCAGAAGGAACACGCATAAAGTAATTAGCAAAATCAATATCATATTCATTCTTAGAAATATAGTCAGCTTCTGTATTTACAAAATTAGCAATAGCACTATAGATATAATCCATCTTACTCATACCAGAATAAAGTACATTCTGACCAGTATTAGGATTTCCAGCACCATTAAACAAACTAACATTAATCAAATCTTTAGCATATTCTGTAGGAACATACTTATCTCCAAGTTTACGGAAAAGACCAAATACTTTAATTTTTCCATCAACACCACGTTGCTCAAGAAGAATATTACTAAAATTATATTGATTACCTTTTTCTTTAGAATTAACACGAAACTTTTCATTACCGTATTGAATAAGAGCTTCAGGAGAAAGTTTACCTTCAGCATCAACAGACATTTCAGTACCATTAATAGCATTCATAAGATAAGTAATCATAGAACTATTAATAATATCAGAACTTTGATTACCAAGAACATTCTTAGAATTAAACTGAAGAGCAACAGTAGAATAAGCTTCTATATCAGTAGCAAAACTATTAGCAGCAGCTATAGCAGTAGCAGGAATAATTTCAGTATGTAATGGAACATAAGTTTCATTATCGTCATGTTCTTCTTTATTCCATTCTCTTTTATGTTCTTGCTCTTCACGAAGATTATCATTTGCTTTAGCAGAAGCATCACTAATATTTTTCAAATGAGCAAGAAGATTACTAGTGCTAATATTAACATCAACACTGCCATTAGTTTTATTACCAATAAGATAATTTCTTACAGCATTGGCATCCATATCAGGATAATAAGCTTTAAGAGCTTTAGTTAAATTAGCAACAATATCAGCAAATGCAGCATTACGTCTAATCTCATTTTTAGCAGAAAGTTTATATCTTCTTTTAGCACTTTCTACAGCAGAACGAAATACTTCAATAGCATTTGGATCAACATTAAGTGTAGTATGCTTTACATTATTTTGAAAACTAAATATAAGAGATTGTCTTCTATTAGATTCTTTATTAGAAAGTACAGCTCTAACTGTACCATCAGATTCAGTTCTAGTTTCAGTCTTAGGCATAATAGTCTTTACAAATTGACTTCTAAATCTAATAGCAAAATCTCTATTAGTTTTTAAATCTTCGTAAAGTTTAATAAGACCAGACATCTCTTTATTTTGTTCAGCAATAGTCTTAATACTATTAATAAAACTAGTAATATTATCTCTACTTATTTTAGATATAATAGCAGCTGTTACTTTCTTACCATCAATAAAATCAATAGTACCAAGTTCATTACTTCTATCATAATTATATTTACCATCAACTTTATTAATATCATTAAGCTTAGGAATAGTGAAAAGTATCATACGAATATCTTCATCGATACCTTTCATAAAATTACTTCCCATACCACTGTTATCGTCCCATCTAGCAGTAGTACCATCTACATCAAATTCTTTATTAAAGTCAGCAAGTTCATCATTTTCGTTACCATTAAGAATAGATTCCATTTCACTATCTAAATCTACCTTCTTATCAATAGCTTCATCAGACTTAAAACGAAGCATACCTAGACGACTATCGCCAGCATAAATAGAATTAAAGAAAGAAACTTTATTAAGAATCATTTCTTTAACCATAGCATAAAAGTTTTTATCTTCTCTACTAGCGTTAGCGAAAACATCATCTATTTTTTCAAAATTACCATCACTAGTAAAGCCAAGAATTTGATTAACTAAACTAAGTATTTCTTTATTAGTAAACTTCTGACCTTTATTTTCAAAGTACTTTTTAGCTACTTGAACTGCACCAAAAGATACAACTCTATTAGCATAAAAATTAGCATTGTTATTATCTTTATTAAATTTACCTTTAACTACATCATTAGCAAAGAAAGTAAGTATGTTATTACCTACAACTCTATTTACCATAACTTTAGCTGTAGTACTAAGATAACCAAATCTAGTTATAACATCATTAAACTTAGATTTAGTAGTTTGAGCACCAACACTAAAATGTCTTGAATTATAAAATTCAAGAGCTTCTTGAGCAGCATCATTACCTAAACGGTAATCATCAAAATCTTTAGTAAATCCAGTCTTGGATTCAGGGTTATAAACTAATGTAGTTATAGCATTAAATTTAACTACATCATTACCACAAAGTTCTTTGAGACGGGTTCCAGTCTCAGTACCTAAAAAATCTTTAGGTGTAATAGGACAATTAGCCATAATTATATTATTTAATTAAACAATAAAGTTCTAGAGGATTTTAAATTCTCCTCTAGAACCATAAAATTTATTCTGTGAATAATCTATCGACAAGATATAGAAAACTCACCACGCTCAACCATATCGAACATACGAGATTGTTCATCTATTGGAAGTGCTCTGACTGCTGAGTATAATGAAGAAAAACTACCTAAAGTTTTATCATCAACACTACTACCCATATTAAGTAAATCATCAAGTTCATCTTCATTAACTGCATCATTGCCTTCTGTAATATTTGTAATATTATCATCAGCAGAAACTTCTTCAGGAACTTCTTCAGGCTTAGTTTCATCTTCTTTAAATTCAAGAATATCTTCAACAGGAGCTTTAGTTTCTTCTTTGACCTCAGTCTTAGAAGCAACTTTATTTTCTTTGAATTTATTAGCAAGAATATTAAACTCTTTAGCTCTAAGAGATTCATCCCTAATTTCAATACCAAACAGTCTACTTATGAACTTCATAATCTTTTGCCAAAGACTACTAGTTTTACCTTTATGTTCACCTTCAACTCTAACAGAATTAAGATAATCCATAAGACCTTTAGAAGTAAGAGATTCTACAATGAACTCTTCAAGTTGAGTATCTGGTCTTGTACTAAACTTTTCAAACTGATATTCTTTAATATGGGTAAGATAACCACGAAGAGCATCTATATTAGTAGCTTTATTATCAAAGCGAGCATTAATCTCATCGAAAGTACTATCGTTAAGATTAGCTAAATCAGTATCAATAGCTTTAACAAAGTCATCATATATGGTTCTAAGCTTTTCTCTAAACTGCTTAGGATTTCTACTATTATTGATTTGACTATGTAGTTTTTCATGGATAAGAACACGAACTGCATCATCGCCAGCAGTATTAGCATCAACAGTTCTACTTAACCAATCATTACCTACAACTATTTCTTCATTTTCTGAATCATAGTAAGCTAAAGCATTTTTGTTTGCTTCATCGCTTTCTCTAAACTTTTGTATCTTATCGTCATCAAAGATAAAGTTTTCAGGGAATATAGCATCAGTTACTCTATTATATTTTTTAAGTTTAACTATTTTACTAAGAGAATCTTTAGATTTCTCACTAAGAAGATACTCAGCAATAGTTTCACCTTTATTAGCAATACTATCATTATTAATAATACTATTTATAGCATTACGTACAATAGTTTGTGGAGTATCAGTAGGAGTGTCTTCTACTACATCTTCTACGGGGCGGCTTTCAGAAGTATTAAATATATCAATTTGAAGAGTTTGATTACTACCTATTTTATCAACACCAACAGCTCGATAGTTAGAACTATTTTCTTGTTCCAAATCAACACGAACTAAATCATTGTCAATAAGGAATTGACTATAAGTACTATTATTAATATCAAAAGCATTCTTTCCGTTATATGCTGGAATATTAATATGAAAGCCTGTTTTATCTCTACTAATAAATTTATTTTTAGTAGGAAGATTAGTATTGTTATCTCCATTAAGAAGACTAGAACTTATATTAATTTTAGCACTAGCTTTAATATCTTCTATTAAATCAGATACATCATCAAACTTATAAAGCTTTCCATCTTTACGTTTAATTACATTTGGTGCAGCATTAGGGTCTTTAGCACTACGGGCAAAGAATGTATATTCGTTACTATTAGCTTTAAGAACTAAATTACCATTATTCTGAACAACAATAGAATTTCCTAAAGATAAGATAGCATTACGTCTAAAATTAAATATATCATTAATAAACTCTTTAACTTCATTCCAATCATCAAGAGACTTAACGTTAGCAAGTCTTTCTTCTAATTGAGCAGTAACAGAATCTACTAAAGAATTAAGTATTCTATTTTCAGGAGCATTAACTTTTTCTCCATTGCGATAATAAGTATCTCCTATATAAACTCTAGGAAATGCTGCAACATAATCTATAGTACCATTAGTATTAGGAAGAGCTAAGAATGTTTGTCCACTAGCACTATTATAACCTGTATACTTTTGAGTACCTAGTCCTGAAACAGCTACATAACCGTTAGAAGTAGCGCCTATATAAGCTTCGCTACTATTACTAAGAACTTCTTTTATTGGACGAGCTACATCTTTAGAAGGTCTAGTTTTTCCATCAGGAGTAAGTTCTTTATTATGAGCACGAATTACTTCACCTTTAGAAAGAACATTAACTCTAGGAGTATAAATTCCATTTGCTACATTTGTAGCAATATTAATTTCTTCTCTAAGTTTATCATAATATGTATCAATACTGTCAATAAGAATATCATTATATTCTCCAACAGCTACATTATTTGTAGGTTTTACTTGATAACAATATCTCCAAAGTTTAGCAAGACCATTAAGAAGTTTCTCATAATTAGGATTTTCAGCATCTCTAACATAATGATTATTAACTGCACGTTGTATTCCTTTATGAGAAGCAAAAGCAGCAACTAATTGTTTATATTCATCTTTAGATAACTTATCAAAAGCTGCTTTATAAACAATATCATCAAGAGTGGAATAATCTATCCCATCAATAGTATCTCTACTGAGAATATCTTTAATAAATTCTTTAACTGGACCATCAGGAGTATTATTATCTCCAGCAATAGTGTGCATCCAATCATCAGCAGGTCTAACATAAAGACCAGTACCTTTATCAATACTAGCTAAAGCTTGCCAACCTATAGTAACACCATTATGTTTGTAAAGAAGAATAGTAGTATTAGTTTTATTCTTTTTACTAATTTCAGTTTCGAGAGTATCATTAGAATTAACTAATTTAAGTTCTTTCTGAGCAGCTTTAATACCATCTTCATCAGTTACTTCAGATAAGTCAAGTTTAATTGTAGTAATAAGACTTTGAGCACCAAGTTCTACACTACGAACATAACTACTCTTATGTACATTACGTAAGAAATCGGCTTTATCTATTTCTTCAACATCAGTTAAAACAAATTTATCTTTAGCAGCTTCACTAGTAAGATAATCTTTAAGAGAATTATAAAATATTTCAGGAGCACCAGTATATTTAGATTCTTGCTCTATATATCTAAGTATATCTTCAAGTCTACCATAGTATTTTCCATTACGCTGAACCATCTTTGTATTCTTAGCGTAAGTACTAAGAAAATCATCAGCAGCTTTAATAAATTCTCCAGTAAGATTATCAAGCTTCTGAGTTTCTACAGAAACAGTTTGAAGATACAAATCTGCAACAGAAGAACCAAACATAACTTTAGCCTCATTAGCATAATCATCTACATATTTATTAACTTCATCGCTATCAAATCCTTGAGAAATAAGAGAATCTTTTTGTTGTTTAATTACTTCATCTACATCAACATTATCATCCATTAAAGCACCCATGATATTACGACTAAGTTCCATATTTAAAGCTGTACTTTCGTCCATATCAAGATTAGCAATAGTTTTCTTAGTCTCAGTAGCAGGAGTACTTGCTTCTTCTTTTTCATTACCTTCCTCAGCACTAGCAGCAGGAGGAGGAGTTGTTTCCTCAAGCCTCCCCGTAGAAGATGTGGTAGTTGTATTACTTTCCTCTTCTTCTTGACTTTCTTCTTCTTGTTTAGATTGTTCATCTAGAGCTTTTTCATAAGCTGCTACATCAGCTTCTGTACCTAATAAACCTTTTTCAAAACCAATAACATTATCATCATTATCAATAGTAATATAAGGATTATGAACAAGTTCAATATCATCTTCATTAGCAAGCTCTGCATTCTCAAAAAGTTTATCATCATGCCAAGCGTGTCTACCATCATTAGGCATAACTTCATACTGATTATTTTCTCCAGGTATAAGAGTAAAACGACCATTATCTTCACTAGTTATTCCAGTAACATCACCATCATCATTAAACGACAAGTTTTGTGATTTGCTTGCATCAAATTTTGGTTTAGCCTTTTCCTTTTGAGAATTGCCCTGTTGCGTATTTCCTTGCGCCTGAGAGCTTTCGAGTTGTGGTGCTGATTGATTATTCGTCGGGGCAGGTTGAGGTGATTGTGGCGCATTATTTTGCGTGCCTGACTGTTCTGGTTCACCTTGAGGAGTAGGAGTTGGACTAGCAGCTGGAGCAGGACTAGGAGTAGGAGTTGGAGTATTACCATTTGTACTAGTACTATTTGTAGTACTTTCAGGTTCTTCTTCTCCATCATTAGTCTTATTTCTAGCAGCTTTAATCTTAGTTCTAAGAATTAAACTATCTTGAATTGTATTAGCTAATCTATAGTTAAGACCGCTACTAAGATGAAGAGCATCAAGACTTTCTTTAAAAGCTTCTCTTTCTTTATTAGTCATAAAAGAAGTAGCATCATCAAAGTTATTTTGCTCATCATTAAAGTAAGCGTTTACAGCAGCACGAATGTTACCATTTTCCTCATCTTTATATTTATCAGCTAAATCATCAATATACTTATAACTAGTGTCAATAACTTTCTTACGAGCTTCATTCATAGTGTTTTGTTTATAACTAAGTTCAGTAGCAAGGTCTGTTTCATTATTGACAACTTGAGCTTGGTCATATCTACGAGAAAGTTCAAGTTCAGCTTGTTTGAGAATAAGGTCAGAAAGTTTAATACCAGTACTATTCTTTTCTTTATCGGCTTCTTTAACAAGATTATTAATTCTAGTTATATTATTATTAGCAGTTTGAATTTGATTAAGTACGTTACTAGAACTATCAAACTCAGCAAGTCTTTTAGAAAGACCATTTTCTTTAGCAAATCTTTCAAAGTTACGAACAATAGTCTCATCTGTAAGTTGAACCCCTTTTTCATCAACACCACTAAATAAATCATCATAATCTTTAGCTAAAGAGTCTTGACTATTACGTCCAAGATTACCTTGCTCGTCTCTTTCACTAGCAAGCATAACAGCAGTTGTAAGACGAAGTTCATCATTAGAAAGCATATCACTATACTCATTGATAGTACGATTAATATTATCAATAGCTACTTTATCACTAATAGTCTTACTATTTTTAGCTATAAGTTCTTTCTTTCTAGCATACAAATCGCTAATCATATTAGTTATAAGGGCATGATGAACAGCACCTTTTACTTGTTCACCAGTATAATTTTGACCAATAACTTTTCTAATGTTTTCTTCATTAAGAACTGTGTTTATAAGATTATCTGCAACTTGTTCTTTATTTTTAGTATTTGCTATCTTTTGATTATAAACAACATTAGCACTAGCTATTTCTTGAAGATATTCAATAGGAACACGGTCTGGTTCTTTTTTATTATGATTTCTATTTTGAACGATACCTATAAGACCTGAAAGTTCTTTAGTATATGCGTCCATAACAGCATCAACTTTAGCAACATTATTAGCTTGAATTTGTTTAGATTCAGCTTCATTTACTACACCTTTTTCTACCATAGCTTTACGAATTTCTTCACTTTGTAAGAATGATTTCAAGTAATCAAGATTACCGTGATGACCAGCACGTAAAGCTAATCTAGTAATAAAGTCATTTTCAGCAGCTTCTTTAGCAGCTTGACTTTCTTCAGGACTAGTAAAACTTTTATCGTTATCAAAAGGATTCTTTCCATCATTGATTTTATTTATCCTTTCAATATAAAGATTAGTATCTTTTCCCCAGTGAGCAATATCAGCTTTACGAGATTTAGTTTCACCAAGTTCACTAATACTAAAAGGTGAAGACTTACCTTGTTCGCCAGTAGTTTTATCTTCTTTTTTATTAGCTCTATCTTCAAATGTTTGTCTAATACGTCCAAAACCACTACCTAAATGATGAAATACAACACCACCTAATACACCCCAAAAAGCAGAGTCAGCAAGTCCTCCACTTTTAAGATACTTTTGAAGACGATTATCAAAAGGAGAATGGTCAGCATCTTGTTCACTAAGAAGAAGTTTACCAACATTCATACCATCCATTTGAGATATATAGTTAACACTTTCTTCAATACCTTCGCTAAGTTCTCCAGCTATTACAAGTTTCTCAGCTTTAGCATGGTCTTTAATCCACCAACCAGCTTTCTTCATCTTACCTATATTAGCATAGTATTTTTCAAACTCTTCAGCAGTTTTACCAACTTTAAGTTTTTCTAATCTTGCAGCTCTACTTACAGCGGCACTACCAGCATCAGAATTTCTAATACCTTTCCACATGTTACGAAGACCGTACATTTGAATAACATCAAATACTATATTACTATAGTTCATAAGGAAATCCGTATCAGCAGACTTCTTAGCAATACGTCTTGCAACAGCTTCTTTATCATTAGTATCAATATCTTGAAGTAGTTCAGGATTCTTATTAATAAAATCTTGATATTGTTGAGCATTCATTCTATTAAGATTATCATAAGCTTCATTGTACATATCTTTATATACACCTTGAGCTTCTTGATAATTCTCCATAGTACGTTGTAAAAGAGCATTTCCTCCAATACTAGCAAATCTACTAGCAGCACTTTCTACATCAGAACCAACAACAATACCATTACTACCAATAATTTTATTAATACCTTTTTGTAAAGCATTAAGTTCTTTATTAGAAGCTATAGCTCTATCTATACCAGCAATACCTTTAATACCGTTTCTAGTCATACTAGCTAACTTAGAAGTCTTTGCAAGTTTACCAAGATAACCAATACCTTTAACAATACCAGTACTAGGAAGAAGTAATGTTAAACTAGACATTACACTAGTTGCATTACTAGTCCACCATCCCCAATTTGTAAGACCTCCATTATAAATATCATTACGCTCTGGGTCACTATATATTGGAGCAACTTCATTTCTAAAATAATCTTGCCACTCTTGAAGTTTATTACTAATAGGATTTTGATAATCTCCATCAGATTGAAATATACCATTAGTAATAGCATCAAACAAATCAGGTACAGCTTTAATTGTACCAAGAATTGTTTCACTAACAAGAGCTTGACCTAAAGAATTAAATGTTTTAGCGAAGTTTGATTGATTTTCAGCACGCTCTTTATCAAGATTAGTAATAAGATTAGGAGTAACACCATAACGTTGATAATTATGAGTATCACCCATTACCCAAGCATCATCTGCATTCTTAGCAAATTCATTAGCTGCACCAGATGTAATATCTTGGCTTATATCTAAAGTATGAAAGAAGGGTTGTTGAGCACGACCCTTCTTTGTTTTAGGATTATAATTAGGATTACTAACTATAATTCCACTATTATTAAAAACGTTTTCTGTATTCATAATTAATCAATGTTATAAGCATCATTATCATACATTCCTATATTACTAAGAATATAATTAGAATAAATAGCTCTTTGATTATTAATAAGATTAATATTATCTGTATCTACAAAACTATCCATAGCTTTAGCTAATTTAGTCTTATATTCTTCAGATGAAAAATCTCCATTTATAACATTATTAGCAATAGGAGCAAAACTTTGCCAAGCTTGTGGATAAAGTTCACTCATAGCACTAGTAACATAAGTATCTACTTGTCTATTTAAATCTTGTTGAAATTGAACATTTAAATAACCATCTTTATTTTTAAGACCTTTACGAAGATTACCATCTTCATCATAAAATTGTTTATTAGCTAAATCGATACCATCTTCAACTATAAGCATTTTATTAACTTTACGAAGTGCATCTTCTCTAGTTAAAGGTTGTACTCTACCGCTATCATATTCCATTTGATAAACTGCCTTTCCGGTAGAAGGGTCATTATAAACATTAAGTCTACCATCTTGAGGAATATCAACAGGATAATTATACATTTCCATACTAGCAAGTTCTTTCATAGCTCTAGTCTGAGAATTTTGAGAGAATAGTTTCTCAGCTTCACCATTCATAAAATCAGGAATAAATATTTGACGACTATTCTGTTTAATATCTTCAACTCTATTACCTGTTTCTATATCATTATCCATCTTAGTTGGAATAGTAATAACATAACCAGTTTGATTACCTTGCATACCAAGAGAAACTTGAGTTTCTGGGTCAAACTTTCCACTAGCAATAGCAGCACGTAATAAATCTTGAATATTAGCTTTTTCGTTACTAGTATCTACTGAATGCCGAACAGTAGTATGGTCATCAGGATTTTCTTCATCAGTAACATACATTTCATATTGAGTAAAATCAGCATTCATAAGACCATTAAGAATGGCATTACCATTCTCTTTTACTAAAGCATTAGCTAATTCAGTATTAAGTCTACCAGTATTAAGAGCATCACTAATTTGTTTTCTACGAGCACTATTAAAAGGAAGAATCATAGAACTAACAGTAGATAATTTAGAACCATTAATATCATTATCTTTTACGGGGCGGATAGCTTTGTTAGCAACAGCTACAATATTATTAGGCATTTCAAAATTATTATTACCTGTAGGATTAATATAATAACCATCAGTATCGGTTATATCTGTTCTACTTCTTCTATTAATCCAATTTTTAACTAAATCACCAACACCTATAAGCTTACCTTTAGCATCAATACCAGCTACTTGAAATCTATATTTATTATCATATCCTTTAGTACTAAGTAAAGCATTATATACTTTATTAAATAAATGATTACGTTTACTAATATCAAGAATATATTGACCGTGTTTTATTTTAACTTTAGCTCCTGATTTAATTAATGCATCTTTACTAAGTCTGCTTCTTCTAAGCATATCTTCAAAAGCATCAGTTTTATACTCATAGTCTTTAGCAAGCCAATCTAAACCTAATAGTCTTCTTTTCTCAGTTTGTCCACCAAATTTAATAGATAAACTTTCTGCTTCTTTAGAACCTTGACTGCTTAATCTACGTTTAGCTTCGGCATAATCTTTACTAAATATATTATCTGAACCACGTCTATTACCATCAGCATCTGTACCATTATTAAGACCAGGAAGAATACCATTACTATTTACAGCATTAAGAAAACTAAAAGCTTTACGCTGATTTTCATCAGCTCTACTCATCATACCTTGTATTCTACGACCATCAGTTCTAAGTTTCTTTATAGCTTGATTTACAAGAGACTGTTTAACTGGGTCAATAAAGTGAGCACGAGATAAATAATTAGCTGCACCAACAAAATCTCCATCACTTATAAACTTATCGTATATTTTTTTACTAAGCATAGTTTACTAATTTAAAATACCATTTTCAGAAAGACTTTTACTAGTTTGTTGGAAATAAGAACCATCACGTTGAACATTCCAATTTACTTCACCAGGATTACTATAATAAGTTCCTCCTAATGTAGGAAGTGGAGCAGTTATATTACTAGTATTCGTACCAGAACTAAGAGCATATTTAGTACCATAAGTTAAACCTCTAGTTTCAGAACTACCTGAAGTATGACTAACGCTAGTATTATCATAAGCCATATTCTTAGTAATAACACCTATTTTACTAAGCATATATTCTTTAACTTTAAGAGGTTGACCATTAGCATCATAAATATCATTACTAAAAGAATCAATACTATTTTGAAGAGTTTTACGTTTTTCAGGGTCAGTAGTAGTACTAAGTTCATCTTTAAGCTGATTGACTTTCCATTGTACATCATCAAATTGTTGAATAAGAGCATTCATATTATCTGGGTCAAGAGCAAAAAGTTTATTATAAACTTCATCAATCTTTTGCTTAGTTAAAGTTTCTCTTTGGAAACTAGAACCACTAGAAGTACTATAACCAGTTTTTACAGAACGAAGACCTTCAGGAGTACTAGTACCACCATTACCTATACCTTGTTCATCAGAAACACTACGTTGAGAAGTACTGCTAGTAGCACGTTTTACAGGAGCAGCAAGTTGACCAGCAAGTGTAACAAGTCTAGACATATCAACTTTCTTAACTGGGTCCCATCCAGCTTTCCAATCTGTACCTCCAACTATATTACCATTTGCATCACGAATATCTTCATAAGCATATTTATTTTGTGCAAGCCAACGTTCTTTAGTAAGACCACTAATAACTCCACTATTAGCAAGAGACTCAACTTCACCTTTCTTCTTTTCATAAGCTTCATTAGCTCGAATACGACCAATAACTTCAGGAGAAGAAGTAGCACTTCCAGCAAGTTCAGTAGCAACATCTAATGCTCTACTATAATCACCATATTGAGCTGTATCATTAATCTTTTGTTCAATACGTTTAGCATAATCGTATTTCCATTTATCCTCAGCAGCATTAAGTTTTAATTGACCAATAGCATTTGTAATAGCAGACTTTTGTTGAATTGCTTTATCAGAACGCTCATCAATTTTATTTAATGCTTGACTAAGAGCTTCAATATTTGCACGAACTGGTATACGTTGAGGAACATATCCACCAATACTAATACCACTTTGATTGTTTTTATAAGCCATAATATTATTATTTGATTACTGATTACAAAAATAGTAAAACTTCTGATAGTAATAACACTATCAGAAGTATTTATATAATATTAATTTATACCATATTTTTGTCTTTTGGCAGGAGACAATCTAGACAAATAGAAACGTTTAGTTCTATCATCTTTAGCAGTTCCATAAAGACTAGCTACAAGCTTAGGAGATAAACCATAACCCATTTCAATAAGTCTAGTAGGAGTAGCATCTTTACTAGAAGCAACCATTGCACGTCTAGCTTGGTCATCTTCGTAAGCAGTTCTACCAGCAGTCCAAAAATTAGTCCAAGCTTGAGATAATCCACTAATACCAACATTAAGAGCATCACCTTTAGCTTGAATAGCTTCATTCTTAATTCTAGCAATCTCGCTTTGACGAGCAAGTTCATTCTGTGCATTCTGTGCTGCAACAGTTTGTTGATTCTTAGCATCTTCTGTAAGCATCTTGTTCTCTTCATTCTCTTTAGTAGCCCAAAGTTTACTAAGATTAGAAAGAGCATCGAGATTAATAGCACTACTTCTATTAAGAGCAGCTACAGAACTTGAAGTATTATTGAATGTTTGTCCAGTAAGTTTATCTCTATAACGTTTAACCTCTTCTATTTCAGGATTGACATTATAAGTTGTAGGTAATTTACTAGCTTGAATAATAGGAGCTCTATCAGGAAGAGTATACTTACCAGCAGTATTATAATTTACAAGACCTGTACTTAATGCAGCAAGAGTATCAATACCTAATCCTAAATAATCTCCACTACTAAATATAGTACGACTACGATTATATTTTTGTGGAATATAAGGAACCTCTTCTTTAGGAACTTTAATAAGATTCATTGCATCATTATTTGGTTTCATAAAATTAGGCTTAATTCTCTTAGCTGTAATAGTTACTTCACCATTGCCTAAAACATTACCACCAATATAATCAGAATTATAATCTGGAGCATCATAAATAGAAGTATAACGTTTATTGAAAGGAATATACATACCACCTAGAGCTTTAGGTCTCATACTTTTTACGGGGTGGTTAGAACTACCTAACAAACTCTTCTTTCTAAGACTAGGATATTTACTATATACTTTACTTCTAACATCACTTCTTCCATGAAGACCAGCAAGTCTTAAAGCATCAACAGCATCAGCTTTAGTTGGAATAGGATAACTTCTACCACCACCTGCAAAATCTTTAGATGATACCGAAGGATAAGGACGTTTAGAAGAACCTCTATCTTTAGAAGTTAAACCACCACCTAATTTATGTTTAATTCTTTTAGGAGTATAAGTTTCTGTAATTATTGGAATTAAAGAAGCACCACCCTTTATAGGTCCAAAATCTTTACCATAACCAGTTCTATCTTTAGTAACTACACTATCTCTCCAAGAACCTACAGCTCTGTTATTAATTTCTCTAATAGGATTATTTTCTTTAAGAGTATTATATCTCTTATTACCGAAAATAAAAGTTTTAGCATTATGTTCTACAGCATCATCGTAAGCATCATTAAAGTTATCGAAACCCTTATTAGATTTATAATCATTAGTCCAAGTACCACCTGCACCAGCACCTCTAAAAGTACCACCTTTGAACTTACCTTTTTGTTTATTATAGTTACTATTAGGATTTAATTTTTGATATGCAGTAGCTAATGCAGCAATATTATCAATAGGACTTCTATTACTTCTAATAAAATTCCAAATACTTTTTATATCTCCACCAAATCCATATTTAGCACTACCATCATCTTTAAGACCATTTCTTTTCTTAAAAGCTTGTTGTTGACTAAATACAGAATCTTTATTATAACCTCTAAGAATAGCTTGAGCAGGACTCATACCATTACCAAGAATAGGTTGAGCACTAAAGATTCTTAGAGCACCATTCTTCTTCTGAGCAACTTCACCGCCTTCAGCTTCAACTTCGTTACCACCAACATTGATACCAATACCTGTTTGACCAGTCTCATTCACATCTTCATGAGAGCCGCCCCGTAGAAGGTATGTGTTGTTGGATATCTTAGTAGCATTTCCGCCATCAGTAATATAAATACCTTTAGCTCCAAGAGTTTTACCAAGCCTAGCAGCAGTTCTAAATTGTCTAAGATAATCTTCTTGATAATCTCGACTATTATTAAGAACAGAAGTCATATTAGCAGCTTCTTGAGTAACATTTTGCCAATCTCTAATACTTTGTTGTCTACGCATTTCTCTCTTCTGAGCACTATTACCAAATAAAGAACCTGCTATACTAGTAGCAGCACCAATAGCTGCACCAATCCAACATTTCTTTCTACCACCTAATCTCATAGTAGGAGTTTTAGTTGGGTCACTAGGAATAGTAGTATTATTATTAACAATACCATTAGTAACAGTCTTATTATTGTCTATAGACTCATCTGCTATAGAACCTGCCGCATTAAAAGCAGGAGCTATAACAGAAGTAAAAAGACTACCGAAGTCAGCTTTAGGTCTACCACCACAACGAAGACTTCTTCTTTTAATTTTTCCAGTCATAATTTAATACTTTGAATAATTAATATTTAAATCCTCAAATCTAAAAGGAACATTATCTATATTTCTAAAGATAAATCTAATAACGAAATAACGACCATAAACTAGATTACGTTCATCACTTGGATTATTAAGCATAGTTTGAATCTTAGTTTCTTGTGCAGGAGTAAGATTATTAATATCCAAGTTATAACGTTTACATATCTCTTCTTTAGTAAGTTTACTACTAATATAATTCCTTATATAATTAAAATTCCAAACACCTTTATCATAATAAGGAACTTTGTAATCTGGAGTTCTATCTCTAGTTACAGTATCATTATTAATCATTTTATGTCCTGAAATATCTAAGTCACCTGTATCATTGCTATCAGTATAAATACGAAGTTTATCACCACTATAATGTTCTACATCACCATAAGTTCCATTGCCCATAAGCGGTTCAGCCATTCTAGTAACTTGATTACTAAAGTAAGCATACTCTTTATTAAGTATATAACTAATAGAATTAATACATTTAGGAATATTGTAATTTTCATTTACAATAACATCAAATATAGCAGGATTAACAGTTCTAGTTTCTTCAGTACCATCTTCATGTTGTATAGTAAGATTTGTACTCATAGCTGGAAAACCATAAGCATGGTCATCAAGTCCAGCATAATCTCCAGTTTTACCATAGAATCCTAAAGGAGTATTTTTATGGAAACAATAAAGGAAAGAACTAGTTGTTACAGCATAATAAAAATAACAATGATTTTTAGTATTTACACCTAAGCTAAATTTATAGTCATGAAGACTAATAAACTTCTTACTAATCATATTAAATGATAAAGTAATATAAGCAGGTTGATTATGTTCTCTATCTCCAACATCTTCACTATAGTAAGCAAGACACATAATTACACGAGCATTAGCAAAATCTGTAACCATGTGAGCATCGGCTATTTGAACATTGTTCATCCAATTAAGAATATCACTAGTTAAATCAGTAAGATGATTATTATCGAAATTATATATTCGTTTATTATCTGCATCTACAAACCAATAACCATTACTATTAACAGTCCAGGCTTGAGGATGTTGAAGTCCACCATAACCATGATTACTAGTAAATAGTTCAATAGGTTCTACTTCAAACAAATCTGGCATTTCTAATTGCGCTGTGTTGCCCGATGTCTTGAGGAGGTTATCTCTATTAAGGTAAAATAAAGAATGCTCCGTGTGGACGAAAAATGCAGTGCCTACGCCAATGATATTTGTAATGTTGCCTTTGTTCTTGGAAAGCACTTTATAGTTGTTTGCTCTAAAGTGTCTCCATGAGTTAGCAAGACTTTCATCACCAATTACATCACTACGACGAATAGTAGCACGTTTATAAGAATCATAATTAAGATTATCTTTATAATTAGTATAAAGTTTATAATTACTTTCTATATACGTATCTTTTAATTCTATAAGGTCTGTAGCATTTAACGGCTTAACAATAATATTAGCACTGCGTTGATGAGTACCAGTACCACCTTCTTCACTACCTAAAACACCTACTAAATACTCAGGTTCTTTCTTTATTGAAATAGCATTTGTATTAACTCTGCTAAACTTACTATAATTGACAATTCTAGCATAAGCTTTAGTAAATGACGTCCAATCTTTAGCAATAGCATTTTTTTCAGATATATCATATACTTTACCAGTATCAGATATATATACCTTACGGTCATATACTAAAGTTTTATCGTTAACATAAAAAGCAGGATAATTAAAATCGTAATCATTAACATAATTATTAGGGAACTTAGTATCGTCTTTAACATCAGCATAACTATAAGTTTCAATGTCTGAATGTTTAAAACATATAGGACCAAAACTAATAAGTTGTTTATCTTTCTTACAATATATGTTACGATTGAATATCATAACAGTTCCTACTTCTCCTATTTCAGGAGTAACTTTACCGTCACCATTTTTAAGAGAAAGAACTATACCACCATCAGAACCAGCAGTATTTACAGTATTAGTTAAATCATCATCATTTACTGCATTACTAGCTACAATACCAGCATTATTTATATAAGCAGGATTTGTAGTAGGAAGTTTAAAGCCTTCATCTGTTATTTTGTATTCAGGAATATAGATAGAACCATTATAGTTAATCTTACCTGTTTCTACTTCACTAGCTTTAAACAATGCAACATTGTTTGTTTTCTTAATACAATAAGCTTGATAACTATTTGTAGTTTCTGGCTTTTCATAACTAAAGAAGAAACCTACATAATCATCAGGTATTTTTATATTAGTAAAACCAACTTTAATTCTATAAAGTACATTATCGTTAGTATTATTAAAATTATGAGTAGAACCAGTTTTAAATAAAAGGTCTCCATTGTAATTTTTATAATAACCAAAACTAGTACCTCTTAGAGTATTTGAATCGCTAGGTGAAACAGCAGTACTAACAACTTCGTAAGCATACTTATCTTTAAGAGCATCAATAGAAAGCAAACTAGTAAAATCTCTATCATTACCAGAAGAACTACTACTAGTTCTTTCTCTTAGTGAAGTTAATTTACTTAATTGAACATCTACACTATCGCTACCTGTCATTACTACAGAATTAATAATAGCATCAGGACGAACATCATTCTTTAATTGATAACCGTTAGTATAACTACCGTCTTTACGAACATAATGAATGAAGAAGTTATATACACTATTAGGCATTAAAGTTCTAATAGCATTATCTACCATAATAGTATTTGAATAAGTTCTAGTATTTGTACTTTTACTCATTCTAAATCTATTAGGACGATATGAACATACAGCATCATAACCATGACAACGACCACCTGCAACACCTCCTGTAAGTTTAAGACCAGTATGTTTATGACTTGTTCCACCACCTAGACCTAAATTAGCATATAGTCTATTAGAATAACCTTTAACTGGAACAGTAATAATATCAAACGTTGGATTGTCTCCACCATAAATACCAAAAGCTACATTGGTACATGGAAATATATGTTTACCACCATAACCACCAAAAGCACAGTTATCAAAATCAGCAATATTCTCACTTTCAGTTATTACCCAACATACATATCTTTTAAGTTCATTATAGTCTCTAGCATTAATTACAGTATGATAAGTTGTACGTTGACCATTAACATTTACAATAACATCTTTAGAAGGTTTTTTAATCTCAACAATGGCAGCACTTATACCACCAGTTGACCAATTAAATATATAAGTCTCATAATTTACAGTATTAATATTAAGTGAAACTAAATTAGAACAAGGTTCATAAATCATGTTTGCTCTAATACCTTCAGCATATTTTGTAAGGTCTACATTATAATCACTCTCATCATAGTTTGCAATATAAAGACGATTCTCATAATTACAAAGAGAAGCAACATTGAATAAATTAAAACTATTAGCAGTTAATTCATCTATTGTTGTTTCTTCAAAATTACCAGCATCAAAAATGAAGTCACGAACATCAGTATTAAACTTACGCCAAATACGAGCTAGAGCAGTTTCTTCATGTTTAAGTATATAACCTATTTGATAAGCTTTATAATTATAAGTATCATCAAACCTTATACGAAACTTAAAATTATAGTTACAATCTTTATTATTATTATTGTATGCAGCTACACAACGAGTTAAAGCTAAATTAGAATCACCAGTAACATTATATACGTGATTAATTACAGTTTTATTCTCTATATTAAGAGCATGATAAGAACCACCTAAAGGTATCCAATTAGTATAATAATCTTTATCTATTTCATAACGAATAAATAATTGATATATACCATTAGGCATACTATTACCAGGAACTCTTTCTTCAAGACTTACATTAGCTATTGGAATATTAGCACAAACTGAATATACTTCAGGATTATCACTAGCATTAGCTCTATCTAGATTTATAGTCTTTAAAGGAATATATTCTTTAGTTATTTTTTGAGCATTTACTTTATTGTCATTATCGTCTTCATCACCAGGATTAATAACATCGTCATCTCTACCAGCAACTTCTTCAACTTTAACAATATCATATTCGCCAATAGCTATAATAAGTTCACCATTTACGTTATAAGTATAAGTACCTACAATTTTACCACCGCTATAAGTCCAAGCATTACCTACTTCATTTAAGTCTAGAAGACCAGTAATTTCATTTTCTACACAACGGTAAATATGAGAACTATGTTCACCAGTATCAGCTTCAAGATAACTAAGTATTACAATCTCTTTCATACAAGGAATTATACCTACTATTTTACCTTCAACTGGAGTACTAAAAGCATAAGTTAATCCTTCTTCATTCGTAATATACGAATTATCAGGACTAACTTTAATATTCTTAGCAAACACCAAACTTCCATTAGGAATAACGTTTGGAGTTTTATTCAAATTAAGTTCTTTTACTATATTCATAATTATTATCTTCTTGGGTCAAATGTTGAGTTGTAGAAGAAGTTTCTCCAACCATCAGCATTATATAAATCATTACGAACAGAAGCAATAGCTTTACTCTTTAATTCTTTCCATTGAATATAAGGATTAGTAACAGGACTACTACTCTTTAAATCATATACTGGATGATGACTACCACGACTAAGATATTTATATAGAATATAAAAACTTATAGCTTCTAATAGAATACCATTATCATAAACCATTGGAACTTCACAATCATAATAATCATCATGATAAGTCATAGGTTCAAAACTTTGAACATTTATCCAATCAGTATCAAAGTTAAGTTCAATATGACCATTATTAGTTATTACAAAGTTTCGACTATCATCGGCTCTTCTAATAGTTGCAATCCTCATAAAATTACGACCAGTTTTATTGGTATCATCTATAACAGCAATTTCAGGACTAGGTTCTACATTAGTTTTAGAACCAAATCCTGAATTACAACAACTATTATTAGCTTCAAGTTGTTTTATTTCACAACCATAATCATCAAATACGTTAATATCAGTAGCATTTAACTGACAAGGAAATATACCTATACGATTAATTATTTGAAGTCTTCTAGTTTTCTTAGCCATAGGAAGACATTTCATTTGACTAAGTGCATCAATTATCCAAGCAGCAGCACGAGGAATCCAATCACTTTCACTAAGATTAAAGTCGTTATCAACTTTACCAATGATGCGCTTCAAATCCACATTTCGTTTGATTTTCATTTCTAACAAATTTAGTATACATTAATTTATCTACTTGTAAACACAAAGTTAGTTTAATTTTTAGAGATACAGGTAAATGACATATCTTTTCTTTATCACCACCAGTAAGTTTAATTAAACCTTCATTAGTATATTGCCTGACTTTTACAGAACGATAATCAATCATACTTAGTTTATAACCATAAGCTCTATGAAGAGTACAATTACAAAGAGCAAGTTCATACCAACTTTCATCAGCTTTATAAATCCTAGGGTCAACTGCATCATATTCTAAACCATTAGCTTTAGCAAATTCAGCTTCTTCTCTATTCCAAATTCTAATACCTTTAGCTTCAAGTTCTTTCTTGTATTTATTAGTTGCAACAAAGTCACAAATCTTACAACCAGTATTAAGAACTCTATTAATGCAAACATAACCTAGTTTACCTTCAAGACGATAACCATGAGCTTTAAGAATTAGAACATCATGTACTTTATTATAAAATATACCAATTATATTTCTATATTCAGCATAATTTAGAGCAATACATTTCTCATAAAGTTTAATCTTTTGTTCTAACTCACTCATCTTTCGTAAATCGACAGCATAAGCAACAAGTCTAAAACATAGATGTTTATGTTCAAGGTCATTACGTTTATCTTCATACATACCTTTTGCAGCATTTTCAAGACGACCATTTATATACTTGTTCTGTTGAAACTCTGGATAGTCAATTACAGGAAGAGCAAAACTATCAACATAAGGAACAATCTTAGAACGTTTTTCAACTATATTACCAGCTAGTTCATCATAAGAAAGTCTAGCTCTTTCAAGTTCTAGAGTAAAAGCATCTTTCATATCTTGATAATACTTACTCATATTTATTGGATTAAGTCTTACAGCAGTCATACACTAATTATATTTTATAGTATTAGGAACTTCATCTGTTTCTTGATGTTGATTTAATAGTTCCCTTTTATATATTATTTCTTTTATTTGACCAATCATATCTTCACTAAGTAACCATTCGTTGTCATCATAAAGATGATTCTCAACAGTAAGGTCTTCATTAATATCTAGAATTTGATTAGGATGTTCAAAAGCTGATTCTATAATAATAGCATCTACTGGAACAATTTTATCTTTACTAGCTGGAAATAAATAAAGATATTCATTAATATAGTCATAACTAATAGCACCACAAAGTCCAGGAACACTTCCTTTAAATCTAGCAGTAGTTTCTTTAATATAAGGAAACTCTCTATTAGTTTTATATCCTACAGAACTAACTCTATCAAAAGGAAGATTATTAGTAAGTCTAATAGGTCTTGGAACTTTATCTAGAGTTCTTTTAATTTTATCAAGTGGAACTCCTTCATAATCTTTAGGTAGTTCTACATCACCATCATTAACTGTAATAAGTGAAACTTTAAAACGTTGAGTATGAATTTTATCAATGTAAGCATGATTTTCATAGCTTCTACGTATAAGTTCATTACGAGTATGAATTATAGCATTACGAACTCTTTCACGTAGAGTATGATTATTAGGCTGACCTACACCATGTAAAATTTCACTAGTAAGTTGAGCAAGTGAACTCATAATAGTATTATTTGAATTATTAATATGAAAGCCGCCCCGTAAAAGGTATGATTAGTAGAAGTTCTACCAATTACATCTTCTACGGGGCGGGTTTAATGTTTTACTTATTTTCTTTATCATCTGCTTTAGTAGCATCTTCAAATAAGAAATCAATAAGTTCAATAACACCAATATTAAAATCAGTACCAATAAGAGCTTTAATTAAATCATCCTCATTAATAGTAGTATGTTCTACTTCTACTTCTTTATTATCAAGGTCTTTAATAAAAGCATTAAGTTTATTTTGAGCATTAGAATAATACTCAGTTACTTTAGCACGATTTTCATTATCAGTGCGAGTAAAAGTATATTTACCAGCAGCTTCATCAGTTTCTTTCTTTTGAAGTTCATTAAGAAGCTTAGACATCTCTTCATCATTATCACCTTTAAGAGATTCTTTAGAATCTTTAATAGCTTCTTCATAAGAAGTTGCAATAGGCTTTAATACTTTTACATTCTTCCAAATAGCAATAGCTACTTCAGCAGGAAGTTCTTTAGTCTTAATTTGCTTGAGTACATTATATGCACTAACAGCATTACTTTGTTTTACTTTAATCATAATAACTTTATTATTTTGATGTTTAATTTGTAGTGCAAATATATTAATAATATATTATTATATAACTACGTTATATATATAATAATATATTTTAATATATTTACAAAGTAATCACTTAAATTTCACTAGTATTTGCAGTACTTACAAGAGAAGGATTTTTCTCTAGTTCTTTAATGAAATCATTAACAGCAGTACTAACAGAAGCAACATTACCATTCTCAATACTATTATAATTAATATTAAGATTATTACTTCCATAATAACTGAAACTAGCTAATTGATTACCAGTACTATTGTTTACACTACCACTATCTACACCTTCGATAGTATCGTTGTTACGAACTCGAACATTAGCATTGATACTAAGTTCATTTACAGTAGCTTCTACATTAGAAGTCATACTTACAATTTTTGTTACTCTTAAATTCATAGTTATATTAATTAATTTATTAATATGGAGTACCTTCAACATAAACAGGTTCTCCTATATATGATTTTGTTTGTTTAAATACTAAATTAAAAAAAAGAACATATAACTTGTTTAGTTGATTTTAATCGTACATATATACTAACTCTATATACTCCATCTATAGGATAAATATCTTGTGTATCAGTATTACCATAATTATAAAAGTTAAATAGAAAAAATCGCATTTGAGTAGCAGTATTGGCTGGTATAGT